CTTACCTTTATGCCTGGGTACGCTGATGTTCTTATCGGTGTGGACATTGAGGCGGCGGTGACGAATGCCAAGATTGTGGATTGTGAGTATCTTGAAGGCGAAGCGAGTGGAGATGAGTTCCTTGCCGCTATCGAATTGAAGGCTGGTTGTCACGATACGATAATTGAGGACAATATCTTTCGTGCTGGCTGGAGTTCAAATCCTGATGATGGTATTAGCCTGAAAGGAGCTTCAAATAATGTCACCATCCGGAATAATAGATTATCCGGCCCGTATGGCGATGGTGAAGGCGTAACTGCTGCTATATCCAACAGCACAGGCGTGTGTCTTGACCTTCTTATTGAGAACAACATAATGAAGGTTAAGGATGGGGAATCCGGTATCGAAGTGATAGCGACCACCCCCGCTGTAATTCGCCACAACACAATAATATCCACTGGATTGGCGATTGATAGTATGATAGTGGCAACGATTGGCGAGTTAGACCAGAACGTTGGTATTACCACTGATGGAACATCCGGTGAGATTATTGGTGGCGGGACTGTAGCCCCCGAGATAGTGGCTTACAATCTTGACCATTTAGCCAAAACAGCAGATGGAAGTGCTGCGTATCCTGCATCGGTGACGACCAATAGTATCCTCGGGATGATTATGTCCACTGATGGCGATGTTAGCAATTTCGATAAGTCAACCGATTCCCTGCAATCAATTAGGGATGCTGTTGGCTTGATTGAGTCACCAACAGATGTAACCGGGGCAATCAGTGCCGCCCCAACTGCAAAGTCGTTGCAGGATATTCTTCATAAAGATGGTAATTGTGACTATTCCAAAACTACAGATTCGTTGCAAGCTATCCGGGATTATATAGCAGGTATAACTGCTCTGGATGCAATCAACCTTGACCATTTAGCATTGACAGACACAGGCGTTGCAGCGGATGAGGATATAAGTGGTATCGTTGTTGCTGGTTCTATTCTGGGGCACATTATGTCCACAGATGCAGACCCAGCCAATTTTAATGCCTCTACTGATTCATTGCAATCAATAGCTGATGCTGTAGCTGCACTTTCTTGGGATGCGGCTGTAAGTCAAAGTCCAACACCGAGGTCAATGCAGGATATTTTGGAAAAGGATAATTCCGGAACTTTCGATGATGCAACTGATTCGTTAGAAGCTATCAGAGACCATCTGGATGGTACAACTATTCTTGGTGGAATCCAACTTGACCATTTAGCTAAAACGGCGAGTGCCGGAACGAATTACCCCACCGAGGTTACGACTGATAGTTTCCTTGGAATGATAATGTCAGCTAACGGCAATCCAAGTGGATTCAACAAAACTACCGATTCTTTACAAGCAATAAGAGACCATCTGGATGGTACAACTGTATTAGGTGGCATATATCTCGACCATCTATCAAAGACAGCAGATGGTTCGGCTAATTATCCAGCCTCGATGGCAACCAATAGCCAGTTGGCTATGATTATGGCTTCGGACGGAGACCCCACTGGATATAATAAAACCACAGATTCGTTGGAGGCTATTCGTGACCATTTGGATGGAGCGACTGTTCTTGCGGGTATCCAGCTTGACACACTTGCAGGAGTAGATACTACTGTAGCGGTAGATGGTGATTTGGAGGCCCACTGTGTTGCCGGTTCTTTGTTAGCTCACATTTTGTCTGCCACGAAAGATGCAACTACGTTCAAGTGTTCTACTGATTCTCTGGAAGCCATCTCCGTAGCTTTAGCGGCTGGTACTGGTTGTTCTACAGCTTTAGATGGAGACCTGCTTCATACTTTAGCAGGAACAACGACAGGTATTGCTGCTGGCTCTGATTTGGAAGACAGTTGTGTTGCTGGGTCTCTATTAACTCATGTCTTATCTGTTGGTGCAGATGTGACTACCTTTGATTGTCGGACAGATTCGCTTGAGGCACTTTCAAATAAAATCGGGGCATACACCTTTGACGACGGGGGCGATGATGAAGATACCATAATGGCACATCTTGATTTGATTTATACCGACAGTCAGGCCATTCTTGGTGATACCTCGGTTAGTGATCCTTTAATTGCCAAATCAGTAACGAAAACAATTACTAATCTTTCAGCGGCTTCTGGTGCAACTAACATATTCACCGTTAGTGGTGGGCCGGTTAAAGTTACCAGTATTGTTGGTGTTGTTGCTAACGTAATCAAAAATGCCACAATTAACTGCAAAATACAGGCCCAACCTACAGCCCCTGGAAATGCTGTTGATGTTACTAATGTAGTAGATATTGATACCGCAGCGGCAGGCACAACTCTTACCCCAGGTGCTACATTCGGGGCTGCATTAGTCTTAACCGCCAATGGTGTAATAGGGGATATGGGATTTGACTTCGTGATGGATGCTGGAAATATCGTAATGAATCTGGATGCTAATGGAGATGCAGACGATTCAATCGAATGGTATATCCGTTATGAACCTCTCGTATCAGGTGCTGCTATAGCAGCCGCTTCCTAAAATTGAATACTTATAATTGCGGTAGGCTCTGAGGATATGGAGCCTACCAATTTTGTTATCTTTTTATCATAAAGGGTATTAAAATGCCACAAGAAACGAGACCTATGAAATGTGGACGTAATTGGCCTATAGTTCATCTTAACGGCAACATTGCAAAATCCACAACCCTATTAAATAGTGTTGAGGGAAGAAGTAGCCACTGGATAACCGGCTACCAGCTTGATGGGCCTTTAGCCACCGAAGACGGTTTTCACCTTCTGCGGAGGAGTTGTCTTTACTTTGATACAAATGATACTTGGACTGCTGCGGATGGTGGAGCAAAATTAGATATAGCTAACGAAGCAAGTGATGGTCACTTTGCTATTGAAATGTGGGTTTATATTCCTACGGCTACAGGTGCAGTGGCCGGATTACTTACCAGAGCAACCGTTGGTACGGAAGGGTTTACACTTGAAGTAACCGCCGCAGGTTTGGTTACATTTACAATCAAAGATGGTACGACCTCGATTACGATAACGGGAAGCACATCTATCTTTGATGGGTGGCATTTAATCACAGTGGTTGGAGAGCGTGACTCAGCTACAGGATTGCAGATATATATTGATGGAGTTGCTGATGCTACTGCTGTCACCACTGTGGCGATGAATGATGCTATAGATGCTGCTGGTACTCTTATTTGCACAGGGGTAGCAAACAAAGATATGTGGGTTGGCCCGATTGGTTTCTATACGGGGTCGAGTGCTAACCTATCGGCTGCGACCGTTCTTGCCAATTATAATGAAGGAATAGGTCGGAAATATGATGGAGGGGAAACCGGATTGGTTTTAGCTTGGAATAACGATGAAGGTACAGGGAGTACTTGTTATGAAATCGGGAACAATGATGGTTATAAATCGACATTGAGTGGGGTCGATTGGTCTCCCAGCAAACAATCCGGGGCAACTGCCGCTATTAAGAAATGTGGGCCTCCTTTTAGAAAGTTAGGGGAAAATGACGCTGATGATCCGCTTCCGTCCGTTGGATTTTTCAGTACGGGAATTGTGGCGGCTGCTGGGGTTATGCAACCAGTATCGGTAGTCTTTCCAGAGGCGATTAAAATAGGGCGGAATAATCCGGTGCGGATTTTGGAAACAGATGGTAGTTTTAGTTTAATTCTGTTCGGTTTTACGGCAGATGCTTAGGAGATGAATTATGGCTAAAAGCAATTTACTTCGTGCTATATTGGGGACGACTAAGAGGGATACTGAAAAGAAAAAACGGTATCTTGAACATTACAAAAAAGCAGGGCCGGAGCACGCTATGACTTATGCCCAATGGTTGAAGGAAGGGGAACAACCAACTTACTTCAAAGGGCCAGGCCTCCGCAGTACAACTGTTGAAGCTCAATTACGAGAATCAAAGGTTGACACAAGTAGATTTAATAAGAAGAAGAAACAGAAAAAGTAATTTTTTTAGAAAGGATGAAAGATGAATCCAGTAGAACAAGCACATCAGAGTTTGAAGAGTGTATTACTCACAGGACGAATATTGGTGAACGGATTACCCCTGACGGCCAATGAGTTGAGTATGATTCTTCAGGGGGAGCAAATGCTGTACGAAAAAGCGATTCAATTTGATAAAGCAAGTCAGGCTGTTGCTAACGCCCCCAAAGCCATCAAGAAGGACGATAAGAAAAAGGAGTAGAGATGCTCGGATTAGTTTCTTTATATGATTCCGAAGAACACACGCTTATCAATGGAAGCGGTCTCCCGGAATGGTTGAATCGAATAGTAGAAGGTGATCCTAAAAGGAGGGGTCACCTTTTTCTTCTTCGATATAATAAACTTGGGGTTTTTTGTGTCTGTGAATGGACGGATGATTACCAAGATACTTTTGTAGATGTAATGAATCTCGGGAAATCTCTTGGTAATTTCACACATAAAAAAGCCCAAGAGTTACGCAAATTATTATTTGCCCCCCTTACTGCGGAGGAGACTTCCAAGGCGATTATCCGAGGGGATAGTGATTATTACCACAGGCTACAAGATGAAGATGCCGAAGAAACCGAAAGGCAGGAGCGTGTAGCGATAGGAGAATAAAATGAAACGAAGATGTTTTTGGGGTATCATAGCTTTATTGGTATTGATATTTATTTTTAATTTACCAAAAGATGAGCCAAAATCCTTTTTGCCATTAGGGAATGTAGTTCAGATTAAATGTGAAGTTGAATATGTTGCATATTATGATGAATATTGTCATCCTAATGGTTGGCAGGGTAGTGGTATATTTATTAGAGATAATCTAATACTTACTGCCGGTCACATTGTTGATGGAATAAAGGAAGCTACTGTATTTACTATTGATAATAAAGAATATAAGGCAAAATCTTGGTATTTAGAGACAGAGGCGGACATTGGGTTTATTGAAGTTGATACAAATGATGTTGAAACTACTTTGTCTTTTGATGATGCTAAACTTGGAGAAACCGTTTGGACATATGGAAATCCATTCGGAGTTTTTCCTCTCTTAACTAAAGGAATCATATCGGCTGTTGAGTCTCCAGATGATTTTATGAAAACTAAAGATATGATTATCACAGATGCAGCAATTAATGCTGGAAATAGTGGCTGTCCTCTTTTTGATGAGAGAGGAAATATTTTAGGTATATGTTCTTGGGGATATAGATATTCCCAAGGGATGTCTTACTTTGTTCGCTCTGAAATTATTGAACTTTCCTTGTGGAAATATTTTGCTATTAAGGCAATACAAAATGCAAACTAAAGATTTAACAGGTAAGACTTTTGGTCGTTGGTTTATTATAGGTTTTGACCACAATCATTGGGATTCTAAAGGACGTAACCAAGGAACTTGGTGGAAATGCCGTTGTAACTGTGGAACTGAAAAAGTGATAAGAGGTGGCAGTCTTAAAAATGGAACGTCTAAAAGTTGCGGTTGTTTGTTAAAAGATGTACAGAGAAAAAGGTTACAACTACCTAAAGGAGTAGCTGGGTTCAACGCTTTATATTCAAAATATAAGAATCGAGCATTTGAACGAGGTTTATTATTTGAATTAAGCAAAGAAAAATTTAGAAAATTAACTCAACAATCTTGCTTTTATTGTGGAACAACCCCACAACAAATAGTAAAAGTTAAGGGGAGCCATTTTATCTATAATGGAATAGATAGATTAGACAATACTATTGGTTACTTAGAAAGTAATGTAGTTTCTTGTTGTGGATTATGCAATAAAATGAAAATGAACCTCAACAGAACAGATTTTATCGGCCAAATATTGAAAATAGCTCTAAATCAGGAGTATGAATAGTGCCATTATTAAAAGGTAAAAAGAATATAGGGCATAATATAGAAACGGAAGAGGCTCACGGGAAACCACACGCTCAAGCCGTTGCTATTGCCCTTGATGTGGCAAGACGTTCTGGGGCAAATATTCCAAAGAAGAAAAAAAGAGTTGCTCGGGGAATCGCCAAGGCAATTAGACGGAAACGGAAATGAAGATAAACAAGAAGTTTGGGGATAAGATTTACGTTGAATGGGAAGATGCCCAAACTGAAGAACAATGGGGTTCTGTGACAGATTCTCTCAAGTTGGACGATGATAGATTTTGTTATACTAATGCTTTTTATGTTGGTGAAAAAGATGGAATTTTGATTGTTTGTCATACTAAGGGGAAAACAAAGGATAATGATATTATGGGGAAATTATATATTCCCACAAAATGGATAAAGAGGATCAAATAGCAGATGATGACTAAACAGGAACAACAATGGATAAATGACCACTTTGCCAAAGTTCAGGAACAGTTTGCTCTGCTCCGGGTGGATATTGCCCAATTAAAGGTAAAGTCGGGGATATGGGGTGTCATCGGAGGAACTATTCCCGTAGTTATTCTTATTGCAATATATTTTATAGTAAGGAGTTAGTTTATGCCTAATCCTATTACACTTCCTCCGTATCTTGGGGACTACTTGGTAGATTCTACTGTTTATATTTATTGGAATACATTTAATTCCAGTAATGCTTCTGTTACTTTAACCGGATTAGCCGTAACAGATATTGAAATATACAAGAATGCAAGTATGACCCAACGGGCAAGTGATAATGGTTATACCCTTATTGATACCGATGGGACTGATATTGATGCGGCTACCGGATGCCACGGAATTTCGATAGATTTAAGCGATAATTCGGATGCGGGATTTTTCGCTCGTGGAAGTGATTATATGGTTATGGTAAATGCCGTAACTGTTGACGGGCAAACTGTACGGTTTTGTGCTGCAATATTCAGTGTAGAAAATAGGGCGGGGAGAAATGGAGTTGGGGATTATCAGGTTACATTGACAATTCGGACTACAGGAGGAACTCCGGTTTCGGGGGTTTCCGTTTGGGTTAATAATACCAATAGTCGTTCTGGTTCTGTGGCGGGTACAAAAGTAACCGATGTAAACGGGCAGGTTATTTTTAATTTGGAATATACTACCTATTACATATTTTGTTCTTTATCGAGGTATTCATTTGCAGCGGCCTCTTTTACCGCTGCATCTGGGAGTGTTGCTTTTACGAAAGATATTGCTACGTTCTTGGGTGCGGGGGCAGGGGCGAGTGATTTTTATGCTGATAGTTTCCTGACAAGGGCTATAGCCGATGTGCGGGAAAGTACGGATGAGCCGACCCAAAAAGCAAAATATACAACCGCAAGGATTATTGAACACATTGAAAGAGCCTATATTCTTGTTCTCAACGAGATAAATAGAAACTCAAGAACTCCGGCTGTTGCCAAGATTACTAAAACAATCGCTTCGGGCACTACCGCTTATACCTTGCCCCACACTGTTGGGTCTATTCATGGAATTTATAAAGCAGATGAATCTGGGGGGAAAATCTTTTACGATTCCAGAAGCAAATATAATCCATTTGGCAGAGGTCTTTGGTTAGAGAATCAAACCTTGCATATTCAAACCACTGCCATAGGTGGTGTAGGGGAAGAAATAACGATAGAATATATCCCATCAGGAATTGCGAGACTTCATAATGGAATCTGTACCTTAAACGCTGCCGGAACCATTGTTACGTTTGGGGCGACTCCTAATGCGGGAACTCTTGATACTCACCATGAGGCTTATGCCGGTAGTATTTTCCGTTGTCTTGGAGTTGACGGTAATTCCATTACAGGGAACTATTTGCAAGAACGTGTAATAACTGCGTATGATGAAACTACTCAGGCAGCCACACTTGATGCTGCTCTTTCTCCAATTCCAACGACAGATGATGGAAGTATCTATTATGAAATAGCCCCCTGTATTAGCAAGGGTATGGATACGGTTGTCGCCCTATATGCTGCCTATCGGATTGTGGCTGGAGAAGGAAATGCAAAAAGGGCAGCAAGCATCCTCAAGTCATACCGGAATGAAATCAGAAATGTCCGACTAACATCTTACTACTCTTACATGCCGGAAGCTCCTATCGACCGGTCGGATTCCCCGAATAATAGACGTTATTGGAGGGGGTAAATAGTGGCAGAAGTATTTACCATCTCTGGAGAAAACGCCGAAAACGTATCTGTCCCTACTCCTCAACTACAGGGAATGTTCGTTCCTGGTATAGATAATGCCATGGCCATAGATGGATTGGGAATCGTTACCCCCTGGGGCGGTGGGGGGACAGCGAGACGCTATGGAGATTATGGTTATTCTGCGGAGGTTTCTCGACAAAGTACACAACTCAATGATTTGGCGGGGGGTTTCATTCCCGGGGCGGCAGGAATAACATATAATCTTGAAGGTTTAATTGGGCCACAAGGAATTCAGGGAATTCCAGGGATAGATGGTGTTACAACAATCCTACATGAAGGCTCGAATTCTAACTTTTTGGTAGCACTTCCTCATAATCTTGACTTGATAAACAACCTTGGTACGGCTGTGGACCAAATGATTTACACCAGTGCCTATGATTCCAATTATGGTGTTGGGATTGCTACTTGGACTGAAAGACAACCTGCGGGGGCTACGACTAAATATTGGCGGTGTGCTGCTTCTGATTCAGATGGTTCTCATCTGATAGCAGCAATATATGGTTCTGGTGGTAGATTATATACATCAGCGGATTATGGAGTTACCTGGACTGAACGCCAACCGGCAGGAGACGCCGATAAAAATTGGATTTATGTAGCCTCCGATGCAGATGGTTCTCATCTAATAGCGGCGGTTCTATATGGCAGGTTATATACTTCAGCAGATTATGGAGTAAATTGGACTGAGAGGCAGCCGGGGGGGGATGCAGATAAGGCTTGGTATGGAGTGGCTTCTGATTCTGATGGGTCTCATTTGGTAGCACATCAAACCCCTGGAGGAAGGTTATATACTTCAGCAGATTATGGAGTAAATTGGACTGAGAGGCAGCCCAATCCAGGCCAAACTGCAAATTGGTATTGCTCGGCTTCTGATAGTGATGGGTCTCATTTGATAGCGGGAATATATGGATATAAGCTATATACTTCATCGGATTATGGTGTGAATTGGGTGGAAAGACAACCAGCAGGAGCTACAACTAAAAATTGGAGTAGAGTAGCCTCTGATTCTGATGGGTCTCATTTGGTGGCGTGTGTATATGGTGGGAGACTATATACATCAGCAGACTATGGAGTGAGCTGGACAGAGAGACAGCCAGCGGGAGATGGGAACCAAAATTGGCAGGGAGTATCATCGGATTCGGATGGGTCTCATTTAATAGCCCATATATGGGATGGGAAGCTATATATGTCCGAGGATTATGGAGTCACTTGGACTGAAGCACCTCAAATTGATGAGGAAGATAAACATTGGTATGTTGCAGACCTTAATTCAGATGGGTCTTATGCAATAGCAGCAACCACAGAGTACAAATTATTTACAGGGGCGGGGGATTTACTTTATGGGGAAGCTACGTGGGCCGAAACTACAATAACCTCCGCAGGCAGGGCTTTATTGGATGATTTAACTGCGGCGGCTATGGCGACAACTCTCGGATTGGGGACGGGGGATAGCCCAACATTTACGGGTTTAGACCTTTCAAGCCATCTAAATATTATAACCAATTCGGGAGCGATTGTTCGGTCTTATGTAATGACAGATAGTGCTTATGGTAACTCTTTTCAATTACTTAAATCGAGGGGTGCTCATAATGCAGAAGTTATTGTTAATAACGGGGACGAATTAGGGCGATTCGAGGCTTATGGACACGATGGTGCTGGTTGGTTAGATGCGGCTCAGTTGAGATTTTTTGTTGACGCTGCTCCAAGTTCCGGTGTTATGCCAGGAAGAATATCATTTTATACATCCCCCAGTGATGGGGCAACTCCGGTAGAAAGGATGAGAATAAACTCTGGCGGGGGTGTTTATCTAACTGAAATTACTGCTGCTGGGGTAGATATAGCCGGTAAAGGACAGTTGTGGGTTAAGAACACAACACCTAATGAGTTTTGGTTTACCAATGATGCCGGAACAGATGTACAATTAGGAATAGCGGCCTCGTTAATTACAACACATGAATCTACTTACAATCATACCAATTATGATACGGCGTATGACCATTCACAGATTGCTGGTGGGAACAGTGTGCATGTATCAACTACTGAAAACACTAACTGGGATACTGCTTATACGCATAGTCAATTAGTGGCTGGTAATCCTCATAGTGTTACACCTGCGGAATTAAGTCTTGTAATAGGTACTAATGTACAGGCATTTGGTGCGGTACTTGATGATTTGAATACATTGGGGGCAAATGCTGCTGATAGTGAATTTCTTGTGGGTACTGGGGCTGGGGCATTGGCTTGGGAATCAGGGGCTACTGCGAGAACTTCAATAGGATTGGGAACAGGAGATTCCCCAGAATTTGCTGGTTTAACTCTTACCGGTAACATAGCCCAATATTTTAATCATTATTTTAGTACCATAAATAATTCAGATGGTGCTTATGGTTCCTCGGTTAAATACTATAAATCAAGGGGTAGTTTGGGGGCCGAGGTAATTGTTAATTCTGGGGATGAGCTTGGCAGATTTGAAGCGTATGGATACACAGTGGGAGTTTATGAAGATTGTGCCCAGCTTAGATTTTTTGTTGATGGTGCTCCTGGTGCAGGAGATTTACCTGGTAGATTGTCAATTTATACCTGTCCGGCAGGGAGTTCAACACCTTTAGAAAGGGTAAGGATAAATTCCGGTGGAGGTCTCTACCTAACTGAAATTGCCGCCGCTGGAGCGGATATAGCCGCCAAGGGACAAATTTGGGTTAAGAACGATACCCCAAATACATTGTGGTTTACAAATGATGTTGGTACTGATGTTCAATTAGGAACAGGTGGCGGGGGAGCTTTTAGTTCAAGATTTTATGCTTCACTTAGTTCAAGTCAAACTATAGCATCTACAACGTGGACTAAAGTGTTGTGTGATTCAGAAGTATTTGATGGAGATGGAGAATATGATAATGTAACCAACCATAGATTTACAGTGACAAATGCTGGTTATTATTGGGTTGGTTTAACAGCACGGTTTCTTCCTTGTGTGGCTAATAAATATATTCAAGCCGCCATAAAAAAGAATGGTACAGACTATGTATTATCTTCACAAACACATACTAATACTACCGATGGTCAAAATACTATTTGTTTTGGGTTAGTTTATTTAGCTGCAAATGATTTTATTGAAGGTGAAGTTAATCATAATTTTGGAGCAAATGGAACTTTATTAGGAGCAGCAACACGACCAACATCTTTTTGTGCCCATAGATTATCATAGGAGTATATAATGCCAATATTACAACCACAAGGAACAGTCTATTTAGGTAAATGGGGGAAGTAAAATGGCCGAAGATCGTTTGTACATTCCATATAGCTTTCGTACACCAAGGATGGATGCCTCAATACCTCCAAATCAAGTCCGTCCTGGGTCTTTTGGGAGATTGTCGGGGATAGATGGAAGATTTTTCGGGGGACTTCGGAAATACTATGGGAATAAAAAAGTTCTCGATTTAGATGATGTATCGGGGATGGGGGGGATTGATGCCTATACTGGGCCTGATTTTATACGATATGTCACTTTCCAAAAGAGAAATACTTCGACCATTTATCGTGGATTTGTCGTACGATGGGACAGTCTGGGGACATCAGATAGACAAATTGACTTAGTTTATACAGACGATAATGGGGGCAGTTGGGCAAAACTCGCTATATGGGCGACTGGGAATGGGATTACTTCGAGTCTTGAAATGGATTGTGCCGTATCGGGAGGTTATTTACTTGTGGCTGTAGATACCAAAGCCACGAAAACGGTATATTGGAATGGGGCAGCATTAACGGTGGTGGATTCTGGCCCCGGGGGTTTTGATGTTGAACTCACAGCTCCCACATTTAATACCTCCGCAGTGAATACAAGTTATCAGTTGAGGGGGAATGGTACTTATCAAATAGCTTATCGTTTTTATGATTCTACGAGAGGTATATATAGTGCTTTGAGTGCCCCGCTTGTGGTGCGGTTAGACCACTACAAGACAACCAAGGCGGTGGGGACAATTAGTTTTTCCTCCGCAGGAAGTGGAGACGGGTTAATAGTTGCCGGGGATGTGTTTACAATCAACGGGAGAACTTATGAATATATTGATGCGGGATCGGATGTAACTATTGCCGCCGCTTCTGCTGCCACAATTTCAGCCCATGCAACTGCTTTAGCCGATGCAATCAATGGAGATAGTTCTGCGGAGGTTACTGCATCTGCACAGGCCGCAAGTGTGTTGCTGGAAGCCATCGCAAGAGGTACGGGGGGAAATGCCTATACTCTTAGTGTGACGGAAGTCGAACCTAATACGGATGATATTGCAGTATCAGGGAGCACTTTGTCGGGGGGCGGGGTCGTTACTGCCGACCCAGAAACACAGGTCAAAGTTACTATTGATTTCCCCGCCAATGATGCTGTTGTAGCTGGAGAGGATTATTCCAATGAAGCTGGTGGCGGATTTGCAAATCTATTCGATACGGTCGATATATTCCGCACAATCGACTTAGGTAATACAACCGCTACTATGGGGGCTATATTCTATCTTGAACAGACAATCGCCAAAACGGGGAATTGGGCAACCGCAGATGATTGGGATTCTTTAACCGCCGATATTGGGGGTCTTGTTGATGAGGCTTTGCCATTCCAGACGATGTATGACCCCGAGAAAGATATAGTAGTTGCACCTCCGCAGAGTGGAACAATTGGACGGTATAGTGAAATAACCTTTATGGCTCAAGCATCGAGTACGAATGGGGGATATGATACTTTGTCGAGTAGTCCAGAACATAATTCGCCGGAGTACTTTAGCACCTATAATACAAGAGTAGGAGACCCGGAGGATGGGAGACCATTGAGATTTATTCCTGCGGGGGATTCTTTGTTTCAACTCGGGTATAACGCCGTGATACATATTTTCAAGTCGGGGAAACTCAAACCTTTACAGTTTTCTCGGTTGCACAAGAAACGGGGAATTGTGGGGAAAGAAGTTGCCCATTCGTCCGGGAATAGTGTGTTTATGATTTCTGGGCTTGGTCTTGTTATTCTTAATGCCTCGGATGGGGGAATGGGAAATATAACGGCTGCCGACCGAGTTATATTTGATGATTGGAAATCGGAATTATCCACTATTAAGAGTTGTTATGATTCGTTGATGAATGCTTCTTTTTTCCTGAATCCGACTCGGGCGGAGATGCTTGTTATATGGCACTCAACTCAAATATGCTCTATGATTGACGGAGCTAATTTTGTGGGGGCTACTTCGGGACCGGATATTGCAACCGGCAAAAATGACCGAGCCTTTTTCGTTACGGCTACAGGACTTATAGTCAGCCCGGATAAATTGGAGACCGGTAGTGGTACGATGTGGGATTTGGATTCTTCCCTTACCCTTAACGGAACGGCCACTGCAACATCCAGTTCTACCCTAACAGATTCAGGAGCTACCCTACATGCGGATATGGTGGGGGCTAAGTTGTATATGACGAGTGGGGATAATGCGGGGGATTCCCGGGAAATAGCCACAATAGATAATTCAACGAAGGTATTCACATTTACGTCAAATTTCGATAACGATATAACATCGGGGGATAATTATGCAATTAGTCCTGTTCCATTTTCTTTGAGGGCTTGGGCATTACAAGCCGAGGAAGTATCCAGATTTAATCGTTGGATTACATCTGGGGTGGCTTTGAAGGTTAGGAAATTGTCGGGATTTGGTGATAATGTGAACAATAAATGGCGTGTGGGGGCCTATCGGAATAGTGGAACTTCCATTGAAAGTACCGTAGCCTATCCAACGGTTGATTCTAACCCAGCCGATTCTGCGGAGGGTTTGAATGTGGAAGGGATTGATATAGAACCGTATATAGAGCAGATTGCGTCTGGGGTGAAATTTGAGCTTACGGATACGGAATTTGCTGCAAGTTTTACGGAAAGTAGGTCTGTGAGTGCTACTTGTTGACAAAATCAAATAATGTGTTATAATTATAATATAAGAAAGTCTATAAAAATTGAAGGAATTTTATAATGGCTGATGTTATCCAGAAATACGTCAATGACTTAACATTGTCTGCCCCACTTGTACTACGAAAACGGGTTGAGAAAGCGAGAGCAGCAGCAGCGTCAACAAAGGCGACAGAACAAGCGGCAGCACAAGAAGCAGCAGCACGGGAAGTAGCAGCAAAGACAGCGGCAGAGCAGAAGGCAACAGCGGAGCAAGCGGCAGCAAAACAGGAAGCGGCAAGTATTGGAGGAGGAATTAATCCTGAACAGTATAGGGATATATTGCAACGGACAGCGGCTCAAACGAGGGATATTGGAGATACTACTGTTCCGGCTGGAGTGGAAAAAACCCTCGAATCACTTACAGGAGGGTATAAGGGGATAGGGGAAATGGCTGTTTCTGAATATGGGAAGCAGGCCGAAGCCCAAAAAGAGAGTGCAGAAAAGGCCGCAACTGCTCTGAAGATGCAGGGGGGAGCTACAATAGATTATTTGGAGCGGTTGGAAAATATAAGGAAAGGAGTTACCACTCAGGCTACTTCGGTTCGAGATTCTTTTTCGGCTGCGGCAGAAAAAGCGGATGAATATGTGCAGGCGGCCAAAGGCAGAGTTGGGGAGGTAATGGCCAAACTTGATGAGATAAATGCTGAAATAGGGAAAGACCGGGATTTCTCTAAGGCACATGCTATGCAGGCTTCGGTGCAGGCAACTCTTGGTTCGATGAAGGCGGAGGAAAGGAATATTCTGGAAACTTATGGGACGGGAAGTAAAGAATATCAACAGTTTCAGGCGAGCAAAATGAATGCTCTGGGGACTGTCCAGAGTAATATACATGCAGCATATCAGCAGTTGCAGGAGAAACAAGGGGAGACTTATCTTAGCACCGTTAGTGATGCCTATACTAAATCCAATATGTATTTGGGATTTCAGGAACAACAGCATGTGGATATGTTGAAGTATAAGGCGGACGCACAGAACGCTTATGATTTACAAGTGGCTCAATTTGAAGTAGGTGTTGAGCAATTAAAGTCGGCAGGAATGGAAAATCTTGCTAATTGGATAATTGAGACTCCTACCTTCACAATGGATGCCACTCCACTTATAACTATGCTATTTGATTTATATTCTACACAAGTAACTGGACAGCAAGCGGCACGAGTAGCAAAAGCAGCAGAAGGCGGAGGTGGAATTGATTGGGGACAATTAGCTGGTATGGGAGTGGGGAGTCTTTTCGGAGGAGTTGGGGCAGGTGTTGGTGGTGCTATTGGTGACCTTTTTTGATTAATGATAGATTTTTTTATTTTAGGATTTAATTATGCCAAGAGGAAAAGATGCTCCTATACAGACGGGGGGTCAATTAGACCCGTACGTTCAACAGTCTATGCAACAAAGCAAGCAACAGCAGGAAAATAGGTTACTGGCGGCTATGCAAGAAAAAGGAGCGGCCCAACGAGCGACCCAGCAGGGAAGAACAGCGGCTATGCAATCAGGGGTGCAAATGGGAGCACAAGCAGTTTTGGAGCGAAGAAGGCAAGCTGCCGAAATGGAAATGGCCGATAAACGTGCTGCGGAGAATGAAAAGGCAAGACGGGAGGATAGAGAGTTTACTGAGGTTATGGCTAAAATCAATATGGAATTTCAAGCCAAAGAATCAGAGCTTTCGAGAGCAATGCAAAAGGCGATGTTTGAACAAGACCATGCCGCTAAGAAAGAAATAGCAGAGAAACAGTTGGCTTGGGACAAGTTCAATGCTGTATTAGGGGAGAAGGCACAGATTCGAGATACGAATGTGATTGTTTCCCTTATTAAAGGAATGAAAAAAAGTAGTGAAAACGAAGAAAGAATGAAAACAACAATGTTCAATCAAGCCGACCAATTCGATAGGGATAAGGATAAGTATGATTCGGCGAAGGAAAATGTGAAAATGAGCATTGAGAATGATAAAAGAATGGATGGCATCATTCCTCGGTCTGCTTGGGAGGTATATACGGGGGGGAAGGAAGTTGGTGTAAGCACATTGGGTTTTGTGTCTCCTGCGGCCATTGGGCATAGATTTTATAAAGAGAAGAAAAAAGTCGAAGAAGAAGGAGTTATTAATCCGATGGGGGTTCTTCAGGATCAGATTACTCGGCGACAGGGAAAAATATCAGTGGAGGATTTAACCACAGAGAATATCCATAGAATCAAAGAACAGATTATAGAGGGAACTATCCAGACTGAAGATATTAATGAGACTCTGGGAGTAATGGATGCAATGCTTGAGGTTATTGCTGACAAGAAGCAGTCTGTGGATAGTAAAAGTCGGGAATCTGATTTCTTGGGGGATACTCATATCAGGATTTCCCAGCTTAAAAGGAATCTTACTAAGTTGGAACATAGCGATACGAAGATAAAAGGTTCTGAAACAGAGACAGTTGGTAAACGGGTTTCGTATGCTTTAAGAACCATTAGAAATAGTTCTCCTGGGAATCGTGTTTCTCGTGCGAGAGCGGCAGGGGGGGACAAAGGAGTGGATATTGTTTTAGAGGAAATGTCAGCCCCAATGGAACCTTATGAGCCTATGCAGATTACTGAAGGTATGAGCAAATATGACCTTGAACCTATACAATGGTACAATGAACAGATTTTTCCTCTTTATGAAAAACAAGTTGGAATTGGAGGATTACGATAATGGTTCCTGTAGCATACGGAGCGGGATTGGCAGCAGGTAAAGCGGGGATGGCACTTAAAGCATTAATGGGGTCTAAGTATTTTCTTCATTTATTACTTGGAGCGGGGTATTTGGGGGGCAAAGGAATTACTGCCGCTGAACAGGCCGGAGAGCGGGGATTAACCCGAGAACAAATGAGGCTGCAAGAATTGATGCAGAAGGCTTCTGCGGAGGCTACAGAGCGGGGTTATAAGGAATCTCGTGCCAAAGCAAAAGAATATACGGAAGCCTTATTGAAAATGAGAAAAGAGGAAATGAGAGAGTCTCGTGATATTGCCGCTATGCAGGCTTTTACAGAAAGTCAAAATCAACAAATGGCCTTGGTGCTTCAAGCAGTGCAAGCAATAGGACAACGTCAGCCAGGAAGAGGAGGGGCTGGGGTACTTGGATTATTGAGAGGAGGATTTTAACATGCCTAATGGAAGCGATGCCTATTATGACCAATTATTCGGGCCAGAAGCCGGACAAGGTGCTGGAGGGATTCTTAAAGGAAAGCCTTCTCTAAAAGGTATTCAGGAAAGTTTGAGTAGGGGAATGCAGTCTCCTCTTGCAAAGGGAATAGGGGGTTCGTTATTTTTTGATTGGCTTTTGAATCAGGTAATGGGAGGGATACATGGTCGGGGAATGCGTGGGATTCAGAGGGCGGGATTGAGAAGTCAGGCCGAAATGATAACACCGGAAAATCTATATTATCAGGCCGCCTTACCACAAGCTCAAGAGGAAGAGGCTATGGCACACCAAGCTTTAATGCAACAAATAAGCGGGGGTGTTTTGGGGCCTTCTCTTGCAAAAGGGGAATATAGAATTGGGGGCTAAATGCCTAAAAATGCTGCAAAAATCCTTGCTAAACTTATTCAAATGTATCGTGCCGGATATGTGAGGGCAGCTCAGTCCTCAATAGGGGCACAAAATATAAATCAGGCATTAATGAATTTTATTTTAGGTGCAAAAAAAGTACAACCAATGGGCATGTCTTTTACAAAAAAAAATACAGACGCTATATTAAAGACTATTCTAAAAGGTGGATTAGTAAAATAATTTTTATTTTTCACTTGACTCCCTCCGCAGGATTTGGTATAATTTAGAAAATGAAATTTAATTGAAAGATAGAAAAATGACTCTAAAAGAATTACACACAAAAATTGAAGAAATTTTGACGTTGAGTCCTTCTTATGGAAACAGGGTAGTTCTATTTTGGAGAGGAAAAAAACCAAATGGAGATGATGCTTTTGGACAAGCTCGGGAGATTATAAGTTGCACCTTAAAAATGGCTACGGGTTTAACAGAAAATTGTATTGTGTTGTCGCCCATTCTTGATTTTTCTGATTGGAAAGTTCCAGAAGATTCTTACGCCTAAATATAATTTAGAAAATGAATTTTATTTGAAAGGAATAGAAAATGAATTTATTTACAATGATTTCAGTTTTTTGTGTGGCTTTTATGATTAGTTTATTTTTCATTTTTGGGGGGATATTCAATTTGACAATAACAACAATAATAGTAATTCTTTTCACTATTCAATGTTATATACGATATAAAACAGAGAAATTGAATGGCTAAATATAATCCAGACGAAGATGTTCCTTATGGTATTGCTGCGGCTGATTTTCCAATTACATTCTATGATAGACCTCAATTAGCTTTTGCTAATTTGCTGCGGGGGGACATCGACCCAATGACTCGGGCTATCTTTAGCCCTCAAACTTTGACTCCACACGAGATTCAATCGTTTCGTAATGCTCTGTTCAAAGGAAAGAAGCCAGACCCTATACTAAAAACTATAACGGATATTGCCACGAATCCGTTAGTTATTATGGGACTTGTAGTGGGGTTGTGGAAATTTCCGATTGGCTCTACGAAGCCTATGCTTGATTTGGCAAAAGGGATGATGCCAAAGGCTAAAGCTATGGGAGAAATAATGTCAGGGATACATCCGGCCATTAATAATCTCCGCAGTGTCCCCGGAATGTACCAAGCTATGGCGGATGTTATAAGTTCTAAAACGAAATATCTATCCAAACAAATCGATAAAATTGAGAAGATGTTTGGCAAGGCTGGTCGTCTCTCTAAAGTAGAAGGGTATGCAGTAGCTGCGAAATTAGATGGATTAGACAAACCAACTCATGCAATGGTAAAAATGCTTGGGAATGAACCGGAAATCGTAGCTATTATGGGGGGCAAAGATGTTCCTATTGCTGGCGGAATTAGTGGCAAGATGAGAAAGGAAGTGCACGGTCTTTATGGGGATATGCGGGGGTGGTTAAATCAAGTCAAAGATATGTTAAAAGGTACTCCTGGAGGAGAGAAACGAGTTAAAGATTCTTTGGCAAAATTGGGATTAACTTATGGGGATGAGATAGATGATTATTTCCCAAGAAATGCTCAATATGATAAATATTCTTTGAAGGCAATACGAGGTACAACCCGTACCAACTATAAAGCATTTATGCGTAAAGAAGCTAAGACTGGCCCATTATCTAAAGAATCTATTGCAAGAACTGGCGGGGGAATTACTAATTTAGAACAACTACAAGAGATGGAATCGGCGGGGCTTATTCCACGAGGTTATACTAATGCTGCCAGAACTGTTTTTAATAGATGGGGAGACGATGCTGCTCTTGAAGTGGAGAAAGTTTGGAAGGACGTTCAGGGATTAGGATTAGATTCTGGGCGAGCAAATGTTGAATTTATAAGTAGAATGGAAAATTATTTCACGAAGGGGGCAGGGCAAAAACTTGATTTTGCGGGGAGATTTGGGGGCAAAAAAACCGCAGCAGATACGTTGAATGCTATGGCAGACTCTTTAACAGAAGCCCGTATCAAAGGGGAAGATTTCTTTCGAGCCGAAGTGCGAGATGTGGGACGGGTTATGGGGACTCCCCGGCAGTATACTCTCGATATTTGGGATGCTACCAAAAGATACACTAATGCAACCGCTACTACCTATTCCTGGCATGGAACCGGGGCTGGTGAGAGAATAAACGTTATAGCTAATAAACCCGGGGTGTGGGAGAACATGCCTTGGGGGGAATCTTATGTGTATGACGATATAGTTCCACATCTTATGGGTAATAAATCATGGCAGGAACTACGAAGGTCTATTTGGTTTTCTACCAAGAAAGCCAAGGTGCATGAGTTCGTTAAAACACATCCGATGGTGGAACAGATTGTTGGTAAAAAGGGCAAGGATTGGTTAATGAAAGGAACAGGAGACATTTCAGGTTCTTGGTCTGCGGAGGGTGCAGGAGCAAATATTTCTCATTGGTTTCATCTTTCGACATTAGGGGGTAACATTTCTCCGGCAAGTAAAAATAGTTTACAAACTCTAATAACTACACTAAATCAAGTTGGTGTAATGGGCATGTATCGAGGATTGAAGGGTGTTCCAGGCAGTGAAGGTGCTCTTGCTAAGATGGGGAAATATCTTAAAATGATGATAGTGGATAGAAAATCCACGAAGGAGGCTTTTAGATTAGCATTTCCAGAATATGTAGCTGATATGGGAGAAGCATCTAATATTGTAGAATCACTACTTGCTGGGGATATTGCCAAAGAAGGACTTTCAAGAAAGATGTTTAGCGGGGCGGGGTGGAAAAGAATATGGGAGAAAGTTAAGACGGGGATGTTGATGCCTTTTGCCACATCAGAAGGTGGCAATAGAATTATGTCATATTATGCAGGTAGGAATCAACACCTGTATGAAAATAAACATATATTAGCCGGGGCTTCATCCGCAGTAAGAGATAAGATAGTCAAGGAAGCTGGGAAAGTTGGACAGACTTTGACGATGACGACTCAGTTTACAGGGGGGCCGTTGGGGATTCCTAAAGCTCTAATTAATATGTGGCCTCCTTGGAAGCAGTTTATGCACTTTCCTATGCGATTTGGAGCTTTCCTACACCAGTCTCTTAGGATGGGGCCAGACCCCTCTAAATTGGATTGGGGTACAATAGGACGGACTATGGCAGGTTCTACAGCTATGTATTTGGGAGCAAAGAACTTGTTGGGAGTGGATATATCATCTGGTTTGGCGATGGGGGCTTTGCCTATACCAACATACGAAGGGTCTCCCTTCTATCCATTCCCTCTTGTACCGCCAGCAGTAGGAGTTATCGGCACAGGGGCGAAGGCTCTGTTGACCGGAGAGGGTAAAGACTTAGGGGCTACGGCAGCTTTATTAGTGCCTGGCGGAATAGCGGCGAGGAAAGCGTATCGAGCTTTGCATCCTAAATATGCAGATTATAAAAATAGAACTCCAGATGGAAGGATTCCGATTTATAATAATAAACATGCTTTGATTGGGGCAGTAACTCCTTTTCAGTTGACATTGAAAACATTGGGATTACGGCCTTCAAGTGTAGCCGCAGAGCAAGCGGCGGCACAGTGGTTACTGGCCCAACGGGAAAAAATTCGAGCGTACAAACGAGATTACCTACAGGCATTGTCGGAAAATGATAACAGGAAGGCCGAAGCCGTTCAGAAAGAGTTCACTAAGGCTTATCCGGAATTAGGCCCTCTACAAATAAAGAAGTCCGATATTAGAGCACTTGAGAACCGGCGGGAGATTTCACGATTACACCGAATTGAACGTGGTTTGCCTTCCGCCTATCGACCTTTATTCTCCCAGATTTTAGGTGAGGCCAGCCTTGCCAATATCACACGAGACATTGACGTAGGTGATGTCGGTCTTGGAAAATATTTGCAATAATTTTTATTTTTCACTTGACTCCCTCCGCAGGATTTGGTATAATACACACATATTGAAAGGAACGAAAATGGGATATTTCAAAAACAATCCTAAGAAGCCTTTTGAGGTTCGTGTTCCCAACAAAATCAGGAAACGTATTGCGATGCACGAAGAGACTCCTGTATATGTGAAACCCCCTATTAGAAGTGCAACTGAAATTTTAAGAAGGCGATATAAACGAGACTCCTTATGGTCACGATTCGTCAATAGACTAAAGAAATTTTTGGGGTGAAAAATGTATGAAAATATAGACGATAATGGTCGAATTGTGAAATGTCGAAAAAAACAGCAATGTGAATGGTGTGGGATCATAATTCAAAAAGAGGAAAAGGCTATTATTAGAGTTTATAAATTCGAGGGGGATTTTAATTCGTCATATCAACATCCGGAATGTTACGAAGCAATGAGAGAATCTTTCAAACAAAATCTTGTTGATTCCGATGGGTCTTTCAATTCGTGTGAACAATCCAGAGGAGCATTAATCGGAGATGATTAAATTCCAATCCCATCCTGATTGTACGAAATGTTCTCTTTGTGAATCGGCCTCTAACCCTGGGATTCCGACGAGACCTTTCCGGGACAATCAACCTGTTTCTAAAGATAAGGTTCTGTTGATTGTCGGGCAAAATCCAGGCGTAAATGAAGATAGAGCAGGGAAATCTTGGATTGGTTATACAGGGCAGTTGCTTGGCAAATTCATTGAGGCATCCGAATTAGAAAAGTATTGTGATATTTATTTGGCCAATGCCTGTCGTTGTCGGCATCCTCAAGGCGGGGACATAACGCAAGCACAAGTGAGAGCCTGCCGGGATTATTTATTTGTAGATATCCTATTTTTGTTGAGTCAATATGAGGAAGTTATTATCTTCGCTATCGGAGCAAAAGCCGTTTATAGTGTCACCAACAACAGTGCCCTGAAAGATGTCTTTAAGAAACAAGGGGGAACGATGTTGGATTTCCCAATGATTCGAGTCTTTAGCACTTTTCACTTGGCGATGTTGCATCCATTGAGAAAACCGGCATTGGTACGGGCGGTTGAATCTCATTTTGTTCTTCTGCGGAGGTATTTGGAGGGACAGTTTATTCCAAATGAGGAGATTGAAGAACCGGAACTTGGAATATCTGTCCCTGATGAACTTCCTGATGTCGTGTCTTGTGATATTGAAACTTATGGAATCTTGAAAGGAGTAGAGCAGACTGTTTTCAATCCGATTAAATCTAAATATATTGACGGGGTTGATTTCCCCGACCAAGTAATTTGTATTAATTTTTCATGGCGAGACTTGACGGGGATAATACACTCCGCAGAATACGTTTTCAGTGACTCGAAGCATTTACAGATTATTCGACAATGGTTTAGAGTCCTATCACAAAAGGGGATTACTCTTGTCGGACAAAATGTAAAATTCGATTTGATGTATTTAGCCTCCGCAGATAGGGAACTTCGTTATTGGATTGACCCCCGCAGATTGAAAATGGATGATACTTTGATTTTGAGTTTTCTTTTATATGAGCAACAGCCAGAGAAAGGTCTCAAGGAATTGTCGATGTTATTTGGTATTTCCGATTACCAAAAGATAATGATTTCTGGTGGGTCTGGTAATGCTAAGTCCCCTTGGGATAAGGAGTTACATAAATACAATGGAGTCGATGGTGTCACCACCTTGAAGTTGAGAGAAGAATTATTGACAAGGCTCGTTGACCGATACGGAGAGGATTCGGAAAAGTTGAGTGACGAATGTGCTTGGATGAGGAATGCTATTGTGTGGGACACTTTCGATTTGGATTTGAATGGCAGTGCTTTGGATGTCACGAAGTTGGAAAAATTTCATAACGAAGAACAAGTACGGTGCCAGCAGCTTCTTGAATATACAGAGACAGAATATGGTATAAAGTTGGCGGGTCGGGGTTCGGATAAACCATTACGACAATTTTTCTTGGAGTGTGTGGAAGAAGCTGACTTAATAGGAGACAGCCGAGTTCAATATACTGACAAGACGAAAAATATTTCTATTGGGGTGGAGAACGCTAACCTGCTGAAAAAGCATTTACCAGAGGGGATACATTTGGACATTGTATCTAACTTTCAGGAATATAAGGAAAGGAGCAAAATTGTCAATACCTATACAAAACCTCTACTGTCCAATCCAAGACAAGGTATTGTTATCCGAAATGGAAATGTCGGGATGGTTTTCCCATCGTGGTATCCCATTCCCAGTTACTTTGAGCGGGGAGGAAGTTCCGATGATAAAGTCGGAGGTCAAACCCAGGGACGCTTTAGTTGTAAGAAACCTGCGAGACAAACTGAACCACATTCTATTAGAGATTGCTCCACATCTCGATGGAGGGGGGGAAAGTTAGTTGAGTATGATTATAATCAAGACCACTTAAGAATGGCGGCTTTACTTTCAGGAGACCCGCCATTGATGGAAATTTATCAAAAAGAAGGAGAGAGTGTTCATTTGAAAACAGCAGCGGATGTTTTCCCTGATTTATTTTGTTCGGACTTCAAGAAAAAATACCCCAAAGAATATACAGCTTGTAAGAGTCTAAACTTTTTGGTTATCTTCAAAGGAGGCCCGGAGGCTTTTCAAAAAGTAGTGCTCGGAGATGCCGGGGTAGAGTTGGAATTGTCTTTTTGCCAAAGAGCTATAAATGTATGGTATAATAAACATCCTGTCTATAAAGAGTGGCAAGACAGATTAATTGATTTAGCATCAAAACAGGGATACCTTGTATTGCCTACGGGATGGAGTAGGACTTTTGGGCTTGGGCCGAGCGGAGTAGCCAGCTATACAAATGAAATCTGTAACTTTATGCACCAGACTCCTTGTGCTCAACTTTTACAATCTGCACATTATCAGATAATACAAGAGTTTCGAGATTTGCATTTGAAAACTCTTATTTGTTTGCAGATTTATGATGCCCTTTTCGCCGACATTTTCCCCGGCGAGGAAGAAGTCGTCGATGAAATTATAATCAGAAATATGGAACATCCCTACGTCCTCGATATATTCTATCGGTGGGCTGGAAGGGAAATTCCTTGGGTAACGGAGAAACGAGTATATGAGTAACGAAATGAAAACTATTCCTGAATTTCCTGACTATGCCATTACAAAAGAAGGAATACAAAATATGAAAGAAGTCAAAAAAGTGTATGAAGAATGTAAGAAAAGATTTCCCAATCGTCCTCCTGACGAAATTGATTTTGGATTAGGATGGAAAGAAGCTCTGTTGTGGTTTTGGAAAGTGGCGGAGCATTTAAGTCCATCGGATTGTGATTTGCTTGATAAGGAATTGGGAAATGATACCTCGAAAGACCGATAAACATTGGCGTTATAAAATACCAAATGTTATTACGATTCAGATTGATTCTCGTGAACAATTTCCGTTACTATTTCCAGCTATAATTAAAATAGGCGACCCAGAACTCACCCACAAAATGATTCCAATAGCAGTAAAGCAGGAACGAGTCAAGTTGGACTGTGGAGATTACCGGCTCAAGGAATATCCCGAAGAATGTATTGCAGAACGTAAGGCGAGCCAGCTTGAGATATATAAGAACCTTAATGAGTCCCACGACCGGATTAGACAGGCAAAAGCATTTCGGCGATTGATTGCATCCTGCCGACATCCCCTTTTGTTGGTAGAGGCTTCTCCGCAGGAATTGCTTGGGGATGATCCAAAAATCCAGAATCCAGAATTAGTTGCCCATCGGCTATCCCTTGCTATTGCGAAGTATGGTTTTCATGTTATCTTCTTACCATGGAAAAGCCGATGTGCCAATACTCGGCGTAAGGTGGGACATTTACTTTTACATTTGATGTTGGGATATGCCCTGCAAAGGACTTTCGATGTGCCCCCCGTATTATTAGAGGAGAAATAAAATTAGAAAAGAAAAATACCATTTTTATCCCAACAATAAACCCATGACAGATATGACAACAGCATGTGGAAGGGATGGATATAAAACAGGGGGTCTTATAGCATTCTTTTTCGAGAGAGTAAAGCAAAATGAACGTTGTAAAATTTGTAATCGGCGATTTGAAAAGGAGAAATAATGAAAATAAAGGTTGACTTTATTATTGCGTTAGCCCTCACACAATATCGAATATTAAATACAAAAGAAATTGGAATTTTATATAAAATAGGGCTTGATTAATGTCAAATATTTGGTATAATATAGTTGTAGGGGCAGACGTTAAAAAACTACAAACACCCTATAAAGAACGGACTTGCCCCTTTTTTTCTTCAACCTCCGCAGGACGGGGTTGGATTCACAGATGTGTTTCCAGCCCCATCCGTTTTTCTGAGAAAGGAATTCCGTGACAACAAAACATAAACAGAAAAAGTCTGAAGAAAAATCCCGTAAGTTGCCGCCAATAGTTGTTGTCCCCGACAAAACCTATACAGACGATACAGGTAATGTAATCCCCACAGATGTCATACTCGTTTCAGACCGATATTTTTACGAAAAAATGCAAACACTCTTGGAGGCTTGGGACAAGTGATAAATCCTAATCGTGAAACCAGTGAAGATGTTCTGCGGAGGCTCAAGGAAGCAAGCTATGAGCGGATGCGGATTGAGTTGAAAAATTCCATTGAAATGTTGATGGAAGATTTCGGTATGACTTGGAATGACGTGGGTCGATTATTAGGGATGAGGGGAATAGAAAAAAATCCTATGTGGGAAAAATATGCCAAACAGAATATAATAGAGGAGGGGATGACATTGGAAGAATTGAATGATATTGCCCATATCTTTAGCTGTGACCCCTACGTGATTTTCAGACCTCGATTTCCCTGGACACGAACTTAATATTTTTTCCAAAAAAGACTTGACTTGGGATTTTGGATGTGGTATAATGCTGTTTTGAATGAAACAGTATTTTGAAAGGCCAGAAAATGAAAATTGAAGATATTCAGATGAGGCCGTTTACCTGCCATCAATCATCTATATCTCTTGCACATGGGTGTGAACGCTGTTTCTTTCTGAAAGAGAGATGGGGCGTTGAGTTGCGAGGAGTCAAGGTAAAAGAAGGAGCATCGCTCGGGAAAATTTATCACAAGTTCCAACAACTTGGCCCCGGCCACGAACAGGAAGTGCAGGCTTGGGTACGCAAGATGCAAACTGATTTGATGGCTCAAGTTGATAGAGGGGAGGACTTGGATGGACAAATACTTCGGCTGGCAAATCTACTCACGACACTTTATAATAAGGCTGAGGCTATGGCCAAACTCTTCTGGGAATGTTATCCAACTCCGGATTATCTAAAGACAATCGGAACCGAAATAAAACATTCGATGATAATTCAAGATGGGGCATTGAAGGGGATGGTGTTAGGAGGAACCATTGACAAACTCATCCAGGATACCCGCAATGGAGACATTTGGATTCGAGACCATAAAAGCACTGGGATGAAAACACTTGATGTTATTTTCGCAGGGTTTCCTTGGTCAACTCAAGCGAGGATATATCGAATCTTGGCCGAGGATTTCTACAAAAACTTTGCTTCCCTAAAAGGATTTATTCTGGATGGGATTTTGAAACCAGGGATTAAGCTCTGTGGCAAAGACGAGAAAAATGCAAAACTGTGGAATTGCGATGTTGAAGAAGCCTACCTCCGCAGGGTTAAGGAATGGTATGCTGAAAGTGGTACAGCTGCAATTCGGTCTCAAGCCATAATGTTCAATGAGCCATTAGTCTCCTGGGAATTGATGCATGAATTGTTGACAATGCAGAATCTTGGGAGTCGGCCAAATATTCCCGAAGCATATAGTCGGGACCCGTCGAGATTCCACTGCTTCCTATATGGTTCACAATGTATCTATTATGATTTGTGTGAGTCGCCGAAATCAAGATGGCCGGAATTGTTTGAAACAAAATATAAAATCCGAGAATTGGAGCCAGAAAATGAAGATTCTGAAACTGACAGCGAATAATTTTAAGAAGTTATCGGCGGTGGAGATTACGCCGGATGGTAATATGGTTATCATTTCCGGCAAGAATGCGGCTGGAAAAAGTAGCGTGCTTGATGCTATTGAAGCAGCCTTGTGCGGTGGCAGAAATCTTCCAAAACAACCGATTAAGACTGGGGAACATCGAGCAAAAGTGGAAATAGATATGGGGGAATATAAAGTAACTCGGAAATTCCTTGGGACGAATTCTACCTTAACTGTTGAAACTACAGGAGAAACCAAATCCAAGGTTTCGAGTCCACAGGCTTTTCTGGATAAAATAGTTGGGGCTATTTCCTTTGACCCGATGGCTTTTATGAAGAAAACCCCCGCAGAACAACGAAATGCTTTGATGGAATTTCTCGGCTTGAATTTAGACGTGTTCGATAACAAAATTGAAGCTCTGAAAACAGAACGTTCAGATGTTCGGAAAGAAAAAGAACGGAAACTTTACGAGGTGGATAGCATTGCATTTACGCCAGGTATCCCTGTGGTGGAACAAAGTGCAGATGAATTACTGAAAAAATTAGAGACTATCCGAAAATACAACGAGCAATGTCAGCGAGTTGAAACAGATAATGCGGTTACAGCCAGTCAATTAGTGACAATACGCGAAGATATTGATGCTGCCCAAAAAGCGATTGAGGCATGGAAAAAGAAAGTCGCTTCTCTTATAACTATGAAAACTGAATTAGAGAAGCAAATAAAACCAAGCCCTATTCTGGAAAACCCTGCGGAGGTTGAAGCCAAAATAAAATCTTTGGGGGATACCAATGAGGCTATTCGGCGGAATAACCGCAAGAAACAAGCAATGGTCGAATATGAGACACATTGTAAGGCGTATAGTGACCTTGGGGAACAAGTTAAGATGACGGAAGCCAGTAAAGCACGGAAAATGGCCGAGGCTATTATGCCAGTTAAAGGACTTACGATTCAATCTGATGGGCTGGCATTTGAGGGGATTCCACTGGAACAGGTGAACGATGCCAAGAAATTGGAGATTTGTGTGGCGATTGCAATGGCCTTCAACCCAGAACTAAAAGTCCTGCGGATTAACGGCAATGACCTCGATAAGGATAGCTTGGCGACAATCGGTAAACTCATTACCGACAAGGATTATCAGGTATGGATAGAGAAAATGACCGACGAAAACACAATCGGATTCTACATTGAGGACGGAACCCTCACGGAGACACGAAAAGTTGAAAATCAATAGGAAAGTTTGTTGGGTAATTACATTAGGACGACATCTTTGGAAGCATTATCCCGGCCAAAAAAGATATGTGCGGTGTCGGCTTTGTGGGCAGATGCCAAAATATATGTGGCAAACTTTGTGTAAGATGAAAGGTAAAACAAATGTGGAAAAAAGCAATAGTTGTCGTTAGTTTGATTTTGTTGGTGGCAGGAATTGGATGTGTTCCGCTGTCCTACTATATTACACCGGCAACTGTGGATGGAAATGCCGTGAAGTATGTAACCTCCGCAGGAGTAGCTGATGTGAATGATTTTGCCGGGTATCCTAACTTGGCCAAGGCTAAATTGCTGGACGAGAAGGTGGATGCTGCTTATGCCATAAAGACACAAGAGGTGAAACATTTAGTTGAGGACAATAATCTGGAATATAGTTTGCTCAAAAAGGTAACTGTCCCCAATGTAACGGCTGGATTGGAGCGGGAACAGGCCACATTCGGGGAAAATGGTTTGGTGACTCTTGGATTAAGCTGTTTGGGCGTTGGCGGTCTTGGATCAGTCATAGGACTTATGCGAAAACGCCCCGGGGACATAACCAAAGAGGAACATCAGCAGGTATTGGCGGATGTACAGGGGAAGTCTGTGGCCGAATTATCAGAGAAGGAAAAACAGCTTACGGAATTGATAGTGGGTTTTGAGAACTTGAAGAAAACCTTCAAACCAGATGTTCATTTACTTGATACCTTCAAAACACTGATGAATAAGGCTCAAGATACCTCGACCCGAGTGGCCGTAGCAGAAATCAAGGCAAAACTACCGATTACATAAAGGAGAATACAGTGGCAACCATAGAACAACCAAAAAATATTCAGCAAACAGTTCAAGCTGGGGGAGTCAAACCTCCACAAGGAAATGTGGTATTGCCTGCAACTCCTAATACTGTGCCGGTGATTCCTATGGATTGGGCAAAACTTGGGGTCGAAACCGGATATAACCCTAAACCTGCGGAGGATTTGAACCTGTGGATTGTCGGACCAAGTGGAGAAGGTAAAACCACATTTAACTCAAGCATTCCGAACAACCTGATTTTGGATTTTGACAAGTCGGCAGAAAGTATCATAGGAACAAGAGCAATGCGGGTTGCAATAAGGGACTACGAGCACTATATGGAGATTACTCAAAAATTAATTGATGAGGGAAAGGGAGGGAAGCACTTTGTTCATCGGATTTCTGTCGATACCGTTGATGAATGGGTGGGAATGATTGTCAATCGGCTTCAATTTGAAAAAGGTGTCGATGATATTACAGAATTCGGTAGTCAGGGACATGGGTGGTCTATGATTCGGGAGCGATGTTGGTCGAGATTGAGGGAGTTGGAAGAAGCCGGATTTGTGTGGGCTTGTGTCGGTCACATGATTACCAAAACAGAGACAAATCCCGTTACTCATAGGGAAAGAACAGTTGTCCGAGATGCTGTGTTTCCTTCATTTGCCGCCAAGATTGTCCGAAGTAGTGATTTTAAGCTGACGATTTATTGTATCAACCAGGAAATTGATAAAAAGGAAAAACGGAAAACTAAAAGTGGTCAGGTTATTGAGGTAATCTGTGGAACGGAAATGTCCTCAACGTATTACCTTGATTCCTATACGACAGCGGAGCGGGAAGGGAAGGGGAGAGCGGCTCCTGGGATGATTCGGAAATTTGAAATCCCACGGGTTAATGCGTGGAATGTGTTTGTCCGAAATTATAATGTTGCAGTTGAAGCTGCAAAAAAACAAAACAAATAATTTTTTAGGAGACCTGTTATGGATTTGAATTTTGAGCAGATGCTTGCAGAGCATAATCAGAACTACAGGGAGGCGGAGGTTTACACCGATTGGATGCCTCCCGATGGGGAATATATCATATCCCTCATCAAATTAGACAAAGGAACCTCCAGCAAGGACGGGGAAAATTTGGTATGGTGGAAGCTCACAGGGAGAATTGAGGATGTTCAGGATGAACAACTCAACGGTAAAGAATTCAGCGTTGGGTATTACACTTCCCGAGCATTCGGTATTCTAAAAGGAGCCGTGAATGTTTTGTCCGGTGGCACGATTAACGACCTTGGTCAAGCCAATGCTGTTCTCGAAGCTGCTGTCGGTTTGGTTATCCGAGGGAAGGTTCGCACTTCGATAAGTCGGAAAAATGGCAAGGAATATACCAACTGCTTTATCCTTGATGTCATTAATACGACTCCAGAAACCTCCGTTGAACCGGTCGATGCGGGCGATGGACGCCTACCCGAAGCACCACCGATTGAGTAAAAAAGAATTCAGTGCAATAAAGCACGTGGTTAAGGATAGAAGCTCGGTGGTAGAGCACCGGAATGTACCGGGGGCGTGGGTTCGATTCCCACCTATCCTTTTATGGAAGCTGTTACGATACCTATTTCGATTTGTCCTCATTTTTCGCAAGGGAAACCACGAGGTTGTTACTTATTGGCCAAACGGTTATTTCTAAAAGACCAACCGATATTGGCAAGGCAGCAATATGTGGGATTCAACGGTTTTCTGTTTGTGACGGTTGTACATCCTATTTCCTGGGATACGGTTTTTAAGGCGGCTATTTTAATCCCGCAGATGGATGGCAGGAATATTCAATGGCTTGGGACAGTTCCTCTTTATCCATTACAAGGGGGATTCAGGGTTTATCTGCCTGAAACTATACTGAAGGCGGGGGATTTTGGTAAAGTTGAAGGAGTCGGAATCTTTAGGAAATACGAGGCTCCGGGATTTACCTGTTATTATTTGGAAATACCAAAATTGTCTGTGGAAGTTTTATTAGGAAAGGAAGAATTAAAATGACGAAAAAAACAAAGCGGGTTTGGGGGTTATATTATACAACTCGGGCAAATTCGATGAGTCGCTGGGAACGGAATGATTGGACAGGGCCTTGTGGAGTGTATATAGTGGGACGAGAGCTTCCCGGGTTTTATCTTAATTGTCTTTCGGACCGGCCTTTCTTTTTTAGAACCAGAACATTAGCGAGGCAAAAAGTAAAAGAATTGACGAAAAAAACAAATGTTTCTTGGCAATGGGTTAAATATACAGTCCGTCCTATTACATTGTCTTGGACGGAATAGATTTTTTAGGAGAATAGAAATGCCAGCAAAATATACTTGTGGGGATTGTACTTTTTTTAGGCCAGACAGTTTAGATGGTTGCCAATTTCCCGGGAATTTTACGGGGGGAGATAGTATCGCTTGTATTCAGTTCAAGCCTAAAACCTCCGCAGAAATACGTAAATTTGAGACGGGAGCCACTCGGGATACCAATAGTGGGAAACTCAACTATGTGGGAGCTTTGTCTCCCATTGTATTGCAACGATATGTACAGTATTTGGACGCACACAGGAAACAACCAGATGGGTCTTTGAGGGATTTTGATAATTGGAAAAAAGGAATCCCGATTGAGGTATATTTTGAAGGTTTAGGCCGACATTTTGTGGCGACTTGGTTACTCGCTCAAGGATTCTCTGCGGAGGATAATCACGGGCCGGTTACATTAGAGGATTCCCTTTGTGCAAGTATTTTCAATGCTTCTGGGTGGTTGCATGAAATATTGAAAGCAAAACTACCGAAAAAATCAGAGGGTTAAAATGAGAACTGGTTTGATTGTGGGTTTAATTATTGTGTATGTTGTTTTGGGAATTGTCGATTTAAGAAATCATAATATTGCAACAGGTATATCGGCATTTTTACTTGCAGTAGTAAACGGTTTATTATTTTTCACAGGAGGGAAAACATAAAAGAAAGGAACGAAAATGCCTGAAATGACAAAGAAAATAACACATATCGTGACTTATACAGGGAAAGTGTTTGAGTTTTTGAATCCTAAGCCGGAAATGGTGTGTATTGAGGACATTGCCCATGCTTTAGCGAATGTGTGTAGATATACGGGGCATGCCAAACAGTTTTATTCAGTGGCTCAACATTGTGTGCTGATGGCTAATGCAGATTTACCTGGAGACCCGTTGGCAAGATTGCTACATGATTCTGCGGAGGCTTATATAGGGGATTTGACCAGTCCTTGGAAGGGACTGCTTCGTGTAACTATCCCCGAATCCAAACTGATTAATGCCTATTATGAACCAGTTAGGGCTTTTGAGCAGAGGCTTGAGGCGGTGATTGGAATGGCTTTAGGAGTTGATCTTAGTCCAAACAAAGAGATTAAATTGGCGGATACCCGGATGTTTTGGACGGAGGTTCGGGATTTGATGCCAAAGATGCCAGATGATTTTGAGTGGGGGCCACCAAGAAAGAACCCATTAGCGGCAAAAATAATCCCTTGGTGTCCCCGCCATTCGGAAATAGTTTTTCTTGGCACATATTATAGAATAATAGACTAAAGGAGAATTTGTGAAACTATTGAATGTTGAAATAGAATGTCAGGGACGTGGAGACAGAGTGGAGATTTTTCCTTTGTATGATATGCACATTGGAAAATCTAATTGTAATGAATTGGCGATAAGGAAATGGATTGGGGAGGTAGTTAAGCGGGATAGGATGCCCAATCGTCATATTCGGGTTTTGCTCGGTGGAGATGCAGCTAATGCCGTTAAACCCAAGGATACTAAGAGGTTTGATTTCACTGACGTGGCAGATTGGCTTCTTGAGGGGGATAAAGAAGAGGTGAGGGACAAACTCTCTGATGTTGCATCTCACGAGGTTAAAAGAATTACTAAAATTCTTGACCCTGTAAAGCATATCCTTTTGGGAGCTATTGAGGGGAATCACGAAAAAGCCATACGGAAATGGTATAACCAAGATATTCAAAAAATGTTATGTGACAACCTTGGTGTGCCTAATCTATCTGATGAGGTTTTGATTCGGTTTAGATTCATTAGGAATAGCGGAAAGAGTAGCTCGTCCGTTATCGTTGTGGCCAGGCATGGTTATGGGGCTGGGAGAAGTGTATCGGCGGAACACCTAAAGCTCTATGCAATGCAAGCAGAATGGGAAATAGCAGATATATGTATTAGTGGTCATACCCATACATTTGCATACTCAGCTCCGAAACCGGTGGCTTATGTTCCCACACGAGGGGATTTACCTGCGGATTTGCTGTGGCGACATCGTTTTGCTCTTAATCCAGGGTGCTGGCTTGATAGTCATTCCGTTGGGAGAGGGACTTATGAATCCAATAACTGTTATCCAGCAAGGGCTTTTATGACCGCTAAAATTGTGATTTGGCCTTTTTATGAACAGGTTATCGGGGGCCGGGAATATATTTCCCCCAAAATTGAAATAAGGAGTTATCCTATCCTGTAATGAACAAAGAAGACAAAAAAGTCTATGATAGAAAGTATTACCTGGAGCATAAGGAGAGATTCCAGAAACACAACCGCGAATGGAAAAGAACACATAAAAAGGAAGAGAGAGAATACCAATTAAAGTACAATTATGGTATAACAGTTGAAGATTACAACAAAATGTTTACCAAACAAAACGGTTGTTGTGCTATCTGTAATTTACCGGAAACAGGTAGAAATAGATTTGGGGCAATACGCCTATCGGTTGACCATGAAACTGGAGCAGTTCGCGGATTACTTTGCCATAAATGTAATAAGAAACTCGGTTTTCTTGAAGACTATGATTTTATATTAAAAGCAAGAAAATATCTTGAATAAGACAATAATAAAAAAGATTAGAGACTTGCAGACTTCGGAGGGGAACACCCCCTGTTTTAGGACGAAAATGGTTTGTGAATATTCCAATGAATGTTGTTGGGCGGAATTGTGTCTTGAAAAAAGGGAATTTGACGTTCGTCCGTTATTTACATTTAAGGTTACAGAATAAAGGAGGTAATTTTTATGGGAAAAGGTAGCAGACCTCGACCACAAACGATTACCCGAGAGGAAGCGGATTTACGGTGGTTGCTTATAAAAGGAGTAATAACCATAGCAACTTTCAACAAGCGGTATGAAGAGTTGAAGCGGCAGGGTTTGATTCGGCGGTCTGGACGGGTTGTGGGATAGCGAGTGAAAATTTACGCAGTATTCGATTGCTGCGGGGGGATTCCGTCCTATAATATCCTGCGTCCGATAATCGCTCGGAAAGCAGGGAGCGTCCTATAACCAGCCAAGTCCGATAAACCATTTCGGGCTGGCGGGAATCCGTGCCGGTATCAGTATAGCATTTTCCTGAATGTAAAACAAGAGAAAAATCCTCCGCTGGAGGAGAAAAATAATTTTTATTTTAGGGATTTTTTACTTGCAATTTGTTTGGGAATAGTTTATACTTTACATAGTTTATTGGAGGATTTGAAAATGGCAGGTTTGATATTTTTTGTAATGTATATGATAATAGTAATGCACGACTGGTCGGGGGATCATAGCAAAGAATTACCGCCTGGGGTCAATCCCCCACCAACCGAGGACGAATCATATTATCGCTAAACCGTTCTTGCAGAGGTTTGAAAATGAAAAACAACAGTTACGAATTATGGCTTTATGATGTTTGGGGAAACGAAGAAGAGGGATTCGACCTAAATGATAGGTATTGTGCCAATAGGGATTTTGTGGTTCCGACAATGCCGAAAACGTATAACAAAGGGAAACCCGGACAGTTTACCGATTTTGTGCCGTCAAATAAAGAGATATTGGCAGCATTGGTGGAGGCTGGGGAATTGAACCCGGGGGCATTGGAGGCTGAAATCACTATTGACGGTGACGAGGAGCACATTTATTTAACGGAGGAAGACGGTTATCCTATATGCGAATTACACAAAATAGAAAGTGAGGATTGAAAGGAAATATGAAAAATGAATTATCGTAAAGCTAAAAAAGGCGATATTAAATGTTCTGATTGTGCCGACCACAAAGAACCTGATTGGTATGAAAAACGTATTCGTTGTATGGTTGGTGCTCAATATAACGGAATGTTAGGTTATGCTGTAGGTAAAAATATGACTTGTGATAGGGCCAGATATGGAACGGTTAATAACGATTGATGAAGAAAAACAAACTTTAATATTTTGAAAGTGAGGATTGAAAAATGAAAGATTTGATATTATATGGGTTAGGATTTGGATTGCCACTGCTGGGGATTGTAGCATTGGGTTTTGGGTGGCTATTGGTAATTGGCGTTCGGTACGCCGAGAAAAACCGTTAAAATGTCATTTTCCTCCTCCCACGAAGCCCGGGCGATGTATATCTCTCGGGCTTTTTTTGGTTCCTCTTGTGCGGGTTTTGGATTCTGTTTTGTGTGGGGGATTTGAGACAGATATTTTTCTGGGGGACCTCCGCAGGAAAGAGGGGTATTCTGCGGAGGGGTAAAAAAATTGTGGATATTTTCTAATAATTAGCATTTTATGGTTGACTTGGCCGGGGGAATATGTTATACTTTGCGTAGTGGATTGTGGATTTTAACTTTTTTTGGAGGATTGAAAATGAAATTGACAAGGGTGAATTTAGACCAAATGGCGGAAAACATCACGAGGGATTTGTTGTGTATGGCAGGATTAAAGAACGCCAAAAAGATTGTGGCACAAGTGAAACGAAATTTGGCGGCGGAATTTAAGAGGAGAAAAACCTATGAAAACGAGACAAATTAAATTTATGGTTATTGCGGTAAAATGGTTTGATAAAGTAAATGGAAATACTTATCATTCTGTCCGATGTTACAGAAATCGAGATGGGGCTATTGTTGTTGGACCTTTTCAATACGGTTATGGCGAGCATTATCAGCAAACTGCCTTAACAGTGATGGCAGAAGCAAAGTGGCTGCCAGCGAAGTATCGGGATGTAAATGCACAATTTCATTATGAACGGGAAAATAATTATCCCATACTGTGGACAATATCGAAAGGATCGAAACGGGATTGTATCGAAAACGGTAAACTGGAATAACTTTGTAGGAAATGCTCACTTCAACGAGGTCCCGGTTAGTGCCCTCCACACACTGATAACCGGGGCCTTCCTCTTTTACCTCCGCAGGTTAGAGGAAAAAATCTTTATTTGTGGGCTTTTTTGTTTGCATTGTGGGAGAAAATAGGTTATACTGTATATAGAGTTTTGGAGGATTTGAAAATGAAATACACTATTTAACAACATACCGGCATGATATATGCTTTTACTTGTGGTATTGGCATATATCTGCCTAATATGAAAGAGGAGGAAAAACTATGAAGCAATACAAAAAAGACAGATTACGTCAGCTGGTCTTGTGGGGATACATCACACAGACACAAGCTAATCAGATGTATCGGGATTATCTACGGTTGTTTAAGAAAGTGGTATCAGCACGTTAACTCAAAAGAAGGATAGATGATAACTTTATTGTGAGATAGGTCAATAGGCCGGAAAGTGAGGTAAAAAATGACACAAGAACAAGCCAATAATGTGGAAGTCACAAAAAAAAGAGAAGAGGCAGCGAGATTGCGATCTTTGGCGGCGGGGCAAAAAGAATACGCCGCTGCTCACATGCGACAAGCACAACATCCAATTTACGCAGGTCAGGAGGAGGTTTGTGCTGGTAAGGCATCACAGCTTGAGGCATTTGCCGAGCAAAATCTGGCAATTGCCGCTCGGCTTGATCTTGAGGTCCAATTGCTTCAGTAACAAAGTAAATGATAACTTTATTGTGAGGGAGGAAGATGGGCAAACGATTAGATTTGACAGGACAGAGATTTGGCCGACTTGTAGTATTGGGGTTTGACCACATGGACAAATACCACAGATCTATCTGGAAATGTCAATGTATTTGTGGAACGATTAAAATAGTAGCAGGTTATCATCTAAGAAGTGAACACACTAAGTCTTGTGGATGTCTTCAACAATCTTCGTTAGTTGGACAACGTTTTGGAATGTTAGTAGTATTAGAACAAGCAGGTTATGGCAAGCAGGGGAGGTCTTTTTGGAAATGTCAGTGTGATTGCAAGAAAATTAAAATAGTCTCCAGAGGAAGTCTAAAAAAAGGAAACGTGAAATCCTGTGGTTGTTTGCGTAGACTCCCATTTGGGGAATCAGGTTTTAATAGAATACTTAGAAACTGCAAAAATGGAGCAAAAGAGCGGAATTATAACTTTCAACTATCCCGAAAATATTTTCGAGAACTATGCGGACAGAAATGCTTCTACTGCGGAGCGAAGCCTTCAAATATTTGTAAAGATAAGGGGCAACATGGTGAATATATTTATCAGGGAATTGACCGTGTGGATAACTCCAGAGGATATGTGGAAGGGAATGTTGTGGCTTGTTGTGCAATGTGTAATCGAATGAAATTGGCTTATTCTCAAAAGGAGTTTCTTGAGCACGTGGCAAGGATAGCAAAATACCAGAAAAGCAAAAAGTAACTTTATTGAAGGGGAACAAAATGAAAAAGCTATTGATTGTGTCAATAGTGGTAGGGATGCTGATTAGTGCAGGAGGCTGCAATGGGATTAGTGCCGCTGCTTATTATGAACAAAGAGTAATGCCTCTTCCGGCTATTATTGTGGGGAAAATCAGCCAAGAGACTTATCAGTTGGAGGAGGATAAGTATAAAGCAGAAAAGGAGAGTGGAGCCTGGTTTGTGGAAACCAATGAGCTTAAATGACTATACTATATGTAGTATGGGCCAAAAAGAAGGCATACTATATGTAGTAGGTGTTCTAAAAGGTAGAATTTAAGGTTAGTGGTTATAGCCCCCGGAAAACAAAATAGATAACATCACAAAATGTTCACTTTCACCAAGGCCGGTGCTGTCCTCCTCCGCAGGATATATGCCTTCATGCCTGGTATGAGGGCTTTTTTTGTATGAATAACCAAGTGTCCCATCACGTCCGATATGTCTGAATAACTAAATGTCCGATAACTAAGTCCATTTCCGACAAGGGTTTAGGGTTAGTGTAGTCGCATTATCGGACAGTGCCAATAATCCCTACGTTTCCAGTATGAAATCCCCAGTCCGATAACTGTGGTGTCCGATAACATCGTCGATTGCAGCCCCCCTGTCGGCCCCTGCGAAAGTTCTAAAATATTAGGTCAAAGACCTCGCTTGCAAGGAATCAAAAAAAATTCCCAGTCAAGCAAATCCTCGAACCGAGTGGAAATTTACGCAGTATAAGTTTTCCTTATAAACCACCAACCCCCTCAATCCCCACAGTTGGCATAATCCCCCCAATCCTGCGGAGGAGCTTTCCCAAAAAATTTTTTCAAAACCCCCCAAAATCTCTTGACTTTGATTTCACGATTTGTTATAATGTTTTTATGGTTGAAGAAATAACAGAAAAAACCCATCCTGATATTTGGCATTTTATTTTGAAAATACAGCCGGAGTATCCTCATAAAAAAGCTCGTCTGTGGCGACAGGACTTCAAAGGTTTGGTTGCTCGTTATAATGACCAAGGATGGATGTGTACTTACTACCTGATTCTAAATGGCCTTAGTGAGAGATTTCCAGATAAACCAGAAGATGATTCTCCCACAGAATTTATAAATATTCCTATAGGAGCTTTGATAATATGTACGGGAATACAATCAGAAGGTATTTCTATAGTAGATGTTTTTCAAAACCCCTAAAAAAATTCTTGACATCAATTCCATTTCTGGTATAATACACAATAGCGGAGTCGGATATTCGACTTATGAGCCAGGAAAAAGGTGGATGAAGCAATCATACGCATTTCAAATACGGGCCACAACCCGTCATAGGGGCCGGTTTGCCTTCTCCGCGTCCGCCTTCCGGCCCCACTTATTTTTAGGAACCTCTTGTGAAAGATCTAATAAAAAAACCTGAACCCCATCCCATTAAGGAACTTAAAATGGAAAAGTTAAGCTGGCTCTGGCCAAACCGTATCCCTCTTGGTAAAATATCACTTATCGTTGGTGACCCAGGCAAGGGAAAATCTCTCTTATCTCTATATATAGCTGCCCAAGTCTCAACAGGTCGCCCCTGGATAGATACTTCCACACCCCGAACCCCAGCCTCAGTACTCATCCTAACTGCCGAAGATGATTTATCTGATACAGTGGGGCCAAGATTAATGGCCGCCCAAGCGGATTTGGCAAAAATCTGCTCTCTTTCTTCATACACCGATGAAATCGGAAAACGGCATGGTCTCTATAACCTAACCAGAGATTTAGATGTTTTGATTCAAACAGTAAAAGATATGCCGGACTTAAAATTAGTAATCATCGATCCTATCTCCGCCTATATGGAAGGCAAAAATGAAAACAAAAATGCAGAAGTCCGAGAATACCTCACTCCCCTTGCCGACCTCGCCAGGAATGCCGACATAGCCATTATCGGCATCACCCATCTTAACAAAAACCAAATGACTCAAACTGCAAACTACCGTGTCTTAGGGTCAATAGCTTTTACTGCCGCCGTGCGAGCCGTCTGGTTAGTCCACCAAGACCCTGAAAATGAAATTGGGCGTCTTTTTGTTCCCTCAAAAGGAAATTTATCCAAAAATCCCACTGGTCTGTCTTTCACGATAATGAGCACCTCTATTCCAACCTTCGACGGCGGAACAGCCGATGCCCCCTACTGTGCCTTCTCCCCTGAAACTATCCACACCTCCGCCGAGGAGCTTCTGGCCCCAATAAAATTTGAGAAACGCTCCCCGAAAAAAGATGCTGCCACCGAATGGCTTCAAGAATATCTTTCCGATGGCCCTAAACCAGCCAACGAAATATTCAATGTAGGTCTCCAGATGGGTTTCTCAAAAAGAACATTGGAACGAATCAAGAGCAAACTTGGAATCCAATCTACTAAAATAGGGGGCATAGGTGGCGGGGATGGTAAATGGGAGTGGGCTTTAAGGGCATGAAAATGAGCTTTTTATCTGACTCAAGAGATTCCTGTCACACAATATTGGCGGCCTTGGTGCCTTCGTATATTTCGCTAAAAACGCACATTCTGAAAATTTCCCCGTTTCAAAATGTGCTGTCATTCTGCATTATTATGCTAATATACGAAGATACCAAGACCGCCAACAATGTGTAACAGGAAGTACCTGTGGCGGTCTTGAAGGGGGTTATGCTGATTGTAGCGATTATATTAACTGTAACAAATATAGGAGCAAAAAATGAAACGAAGATTTTGGGGATTAATAAAAAAAACATTTGACTTCCTCCGCAGGGTTTGTTAAAATATACCAAATATGAAACCTGAAAAAGAGAAATGAAAGAAACTAAAATGAAGAAACGGCGAAAAATTAAAAGAAGACACAAAACGCTACAGAAATCGTTAAATTTGAGAGCCATAGCAGAATTTAACTTAAAAATGTGCACTGTTTCTTTAGAATGTGAAAATTGTGGAGCCTGTTGCCATAGAGATCAATTTGTAGAACTCACTACAGAAGATATTGAACGTGAACCTCGTCTAAAAGAAATTATGATTCCTATGAGAGATGTTCCTCAAAGTGTAAAGATCAATCGCAATAAATATCCCTATGTATTCCGTACACATCAAGGATGTCCTTTTCTCTCCTATAATAAAAAATGTCTTATCCATAATAATAAGCCCGAAGCCTGCAAAAATTATATCCCCTCTTTAGTTACCTGTAGAATGGCTCGTGCGGGGATGAGTATTAATATGCTGATGCAATGTGCAAACCAGTTAGATTCAAAATATGATTTTATAAGAGCAATTATGCAAATTGATCCTCGTAAACTCCAAAAACTTAATAATTCAAATACGAAAATTGGAACACCAATTTCTTCCCAATCTATAATATTTTCCAAAGAAGATATGATAATAGATATTGTCTCTTGTATGAAAAGGATAAAGAAAAATGCAGATAATGCTAATATGAATATAGTACAATTTATAAATAACACCAACTCGGGGTTTTAGAAAGAATATAACTAAAAAACACTTGACTTCCTGCGGAGGAAATGTTAAAATATAACTATGAAATCCAAAGGTAAAACTGAAACGAGAATTGTGGTCGAATGTTACAATCACGATGAGTCCCATTGTGTGGTAGTCGTGCGTTCCCGATATATTCCCAGTTTCTCTTTTTTCTACATCCCAACAATCCCATCCATAGATTTCGGAGATACAATCGAAATGAATTTCAAAAAAGAAGAATTCTACGTACATCGTGGCAATTCCCGACTAACCTTCAAAATAACCCCCCAGGAATTCCCCAAAACTCTCTTGTGGGAACTAATAACCGGACACATGGGATTAAATGAGGAACAACAATAAGAAAGGAAACTTGATAACGTTATGTCTAAAATGCCATCTAAAACGACACAACCGGACTTGAAGGAGTATGTGGGTCGTGTGATTTGTGGCGATTGTTTTGAGGTAGTGCGAAAAATGCCTTCAAACAGTATTAGTGCCATAGTCACCGACCCTCCGTGACGTATGAATTGGGATTTATGGGAAAAAAATGGGATTCCTCTGGAATTGCTTATAATGTCCCAATGTGGAAAGAAATGTTCCGAATCACCAAACCCGGAGGGTTCCTTCTTTGTTTCGGCGGCACTCGTACTTTTCACCGATTAGCTTGTGCTATTGAAGATGCTGGTTGGGAAATTAGGGATTGTATGATGTGGTTGTATGGGAGTGGGTTTCCGAAGTCTCATAATATTGGGAAGGCGATAGACAAATTGCGGGGGAATAAAAGAGAGTGGATTTCTATATCACCTTATAAAGCAAGTGATGAAGCAGAAAGAGCAAGTGAAGGAAAATGTCAAAGTGGCAGAACAACACATCCAGATATTACAAAAGGTCAATCCGAATGGGAAGGCTACGGCACCGCCCTAAAACCAGCTTGGGAGCCGATTTTGGTTTGTATGAAACCAAAAGAAGGTTCGTTTGCTGATAATGCTGAAAAGTATGGAGTTGCAGGTTTGAATATTGAAGGGGGGAGAATTGGGACAGAGATAATTCCAAAACAGGTTAGAGGCAAACCAGACCCAAGATGGCGAACAGCGTTTGAAGGAGGAATAACCGAAGAACATCAAGGTCGCTGGCCCGCCAATTTAATTTTGGACAAAGAAGCGGGGGAAATGCTGGATGAGCAGAGTGGAAAAACGCCGAGCAGTTTTCGTAAGAATAAAGGTGATGGTAAAGGTATTGGCATGTTTGGTGTTTCGGGTGGGAATACCCAAGGACACAAAGATTCCGGCGGTGCTTCCCGATTTTTCTATTGTGCAAAAACTTCAAAACGAGAACGCAATCTGGGGTTGGAAAATAAATCTGGAGAGAAAGTAAATGATGGTCGTCAAACCCCAATTGACAATCCTTACCAACGTGGAGAAACAATCAGAACCAACACACATCCAACGGTCAAACCTCTTGCCTTGATGAAATATCTCTGTACTCTTTTGAAAATGCCCTCCGCAGAACAAATTATTCTTGACCCATTTCTTGGATCAGGTACAACAGGGATGGCTTGTAAGGAATTAGGAATCAACTTCATCGGTATTGAGAAAGAGCCGGAATACTGTGAAATAGCGATTCGCCGAATTGCAGCAGTTGAAGGTATCCATCCCATCCCCCTACACATCGACAATATTCCTGCGGAGGTTACTAAGGTTATTCCTCATAATGATGAACGCAGGCAGAGTATTATTGACGCTGCCGCCGCAGCATGTCGTAAAAGGAGACCCCAAAATAAATAACCTGCGGAGGCCTTGAAATAAAACCAAAATCTGTTATACTATATCTATAAGGAAGACCTATGAATTTACCGAAAACCTATAACTTTGGCGACAACGAATTAATTGAGATTTCACATCTCGAAACCACCTTCGGAATTTCCCGTAAAATGGCCCTGCGATACCTCCGAGCCTTGAGGATAAAACCCTTGTATTTCGGGGATGGAATCTTTTTTTCTCTCCCAACTTTCAACCGGATTCTCTTTGTTCTCTCTCGTCCGGGAAGTCCGGGATTTTTATTTCCTGGGACAGATGATAAAACCAAGAAAAGACTTCGGGATAAGGGATTCCTCATCGAAGTCACCAATGAAATTTTGAACGAGGCAAATTCTCCCCGAGTCCTTGCTGAAATGGCAGCAGCCACTGGTCGAGACAGTAGTATGATAAAAAAACTAATTTCCCAATCTAACGCTCAAGCTCGAAAGGAACCAAAAAAATGAAAAAGTCTATTCCGGGTTGGCCTGAATATGAAATAACGCCTACTGGTAAAATATGGAGTGTTCGTCGTGAGCGTTGGTTAAAACCAAGTATGGCGGCAGGGTATGAACATATTTGGAGTTAATGTTATGACCAGATTGGCAATCGTAGGTAGTCGGACTTTTAATGATTATGATTTGTTGATAGATACCTTATCCCGATTCTCTGAAGCCCCCCGTCAATTTGATACCTTAATTTCAGGCGGGGCAAAAGGAGCAGATTCTATCGGAGAGAGGTGGGCGACTTCTTGGGGGATTGAAATAGTAAGATATTTACCTGAATGGAAAAAATATGGCAAGTCGGCAGGGTTCATTCGCAACCAAACAATAGTTGATAATTGTGATATGGTATTAGCCTTTTGGGATGGTAAATCCAGTGGAACCGCCGATACCATCGAAAAAGCAAAGAAAGCAAAGAAACCAACTTTTATTATATATGTGTAATGCCTAACGAAATTGAAAAATCTGAGCAGCCGAGTCCGGAAGATGTGTTAGCTGCTATTCAGAGTTTTAATGATCCAAGCATCATCACGAATATGTTTCGAGAGCTTGGATGGAATTATAGTCTTGAAATCCGAGAAACACTTGCCTTGGCTAAGCAAAATTCAAACCTTTCGATAAAATTCAAGGCTTTGAAACATCTTCGTGAATTGCTTCGGGAGGCTGCGGAGACATCTGGGTACACTGCAAGAGTGTCTCAAACAATTTCCGATGCTCACGGAGGGACAACTACATTTTCTGCAAAACGTATTGCAAAGGTACTTAACCCAATGAAACAAATAGAATCCACCGAAATTAAGGAATCACAAAATGACAAAAAAGAAACCCGAACCGAACCCAATAGAGGAAGCGATAGGGGACAGAGTCAATCCAAAAAAAGGGAAACTGAGCGACCTACCGGAGAATGCAGTTCTGACCCCAGTTCCACAGAACCCATCCGAGATACCGGACGAGCCTTCCCCGTCGGAAATGCTGGCTCTGGAGGAACTGAACCGCCGGACGGAGGAGAGACTTCAAGAGCAGGAATTGGAGAAGGAAATACCAATCCCTGTATCAAAACCAGACCCCCAACTTGTAGCCGAGACCTCTTCCCCGGAATTACCTCCGCAGAGTGAAAAAGAAGAAATAACTTTTATGCAGGGGGAATTGGATAAAGAAATGCAGAAGAAAATGTTTAGGGAAGCAGAAGACAGCGTGATAAATCAACCTGCGGAGGATGTTGAGCTTACGGCTCTGAAGAAATATATCCGAGAGGATGGATTTGTGCCAGCCACTGTTGCATTTCATATAAAGATTTTATGTGCTGAGCCGATGACGACTCCTTCGACAACGACTTGGGATTTTGCGGATAGGGCTAAAATTCCTGAAATGGTCTTTGCTCTTCTGAATCAACCTGGGTATATCGAAGGGATTTGGCCAAGTCTGCGAATCGTGATGGGATCAAATAAAGGAAATTCGGCGTGGTCTGCGGGAATTGCAATAACGATAGCTTTCTTCGATGTAATTCATCTGCTTCCTGTCATTAAAGAATTCAAAAATGAAGCTTAAATATAAATATCTTTATTTTGAGGACGTATCTTCACGACGTCCTCAAAGAAAAACGAGCACTTTTTTTTGTTGGAGTAAAGATACAAATTATTGGTTAGGAACAGTGGAATGGTTTAGTAGATGGAGACAGTATTGTTTTTTTCCGGAACCGGAAACTGTTTTTAATTCAACTTGTTTAGCTGATATAAGTCATTTTTTGGCCCAGTTAAATGGAGGCCATAAAAAAAAGTGACTGGGAATGAAAGGTAATGTGGATTAAACGACCTTATCCAATATGGCCTCTCCCAAAAGATTATGAGGAGTTGTCACTGGACAGTCAGAAACAAGCGAGGTTGGCTGTTCTGCATAATCAATCGACTCCTTTTGACTTGGTAGTGGCTTGGGATTTCTTTCGCCGATGCTATCTTGCAGGGGCCGGGAAACTCTTTTACAAAAATGGTTTTGAGGAATCCCCTGATTTTCATTATGAGATGATTTCTGATTTGGGGACATACGGTCGGAATGCGGAAGCGGCTCCCAGGGGTTCGGCCAAATCTTCTGTTATAGGTCTTGAGGCTCCCTTGCTGCTTGCCCTGACTCGATCTCATTACGAGATGACTCTTGGATTAGCAACCGATAGGTTAGTGGAGGAACGGTTCGACAAACTGATTCAGCAATTTGTCGAAAATGAGTTAATACTGCAAGATTTTGGGGAACAAAAACCTCTGCGGGGGAAGTCTATTTGGAATCATCATCATCTTCATTTGCGGAATGGGGCGGTGATAAAAGGACTTAGTGTGATGGGGAAAAAGCGGGGAGGCCGCCCAAGATTATTTATACTCGATGACCCCGAAAATGACCCCGATTCTGATTCACAGGCATCTGCTCAGGCCGTTGTAGAAAAGTTTGAGATGATTTTGTTCCGTCAAATCATACCAATGCTTGAATCTGGATCGTGTATTTTTTGGGCAGGGACGTTAATCAATCGTCGGTCTTTCCTTTACCATGCTACAACAAGTGATGACTCAAGATTTGATTTTTGGAATCGTAAAGTTCTAAAGGCAATAGTGTATGACAAAGATGACCCGAAAAAAGTATATGTTTTGTGGCCGGAGAAATGGTCTCAAGAAATTTTGGAGGCACGTCGGGAGGAAATAGGAGTATCTGCATTTGCATCCGAGTATTGTAACGAACCAGTATCAGAGCAAGACCGGATTCTTGTGATTGACCCCCGCAAGAATGAATATAGTGTTGAGGGGGAATTCGATTGGAATAATCCTCTGGCTCATACGGGGAATATAAAATGGTCGGAACGCTATATGGAACCTGGCCGGAGGATTTATAAGGATTTTGAGAAGCCGTATCGGGAACTCGTCCTTCCGATGTATCGAATTCTGTTATTCGATTATGGCAGTGGTATGTCCCAATATAACGATTATTCGTGTATTGCCATCCTCGGATTTGATACTTTGAATACGTTATGGATTTTGGATTTATGGCTGGGGAGAGCGAAGGATGCAACTCTTCTGCGATTGATATATGAGAAGGGATTGGCTTGGCGTCCGAGAGTTCTGGGGATAGAGGCCATAAGTATTCAGATGAGTTTTGCGGAGGCTGTCAAAGAGTATATTGATGAGATGGAAAGTAAGGTTGGTACGCCTTGGCGAGCGAGGGTTTTCCCCATCACGTACCCGTCGAAAGTCTCTAAATCTCAACGAATTTCAGGGATGGAATGGCGGTATTCCCCCGGGAAGATAAAGTATCCCGCCCACTTGGCTGGGAAATGGCCATTCGACCAGCTGTACCAACAGACAGAGGACTTCACTCCTGATTTGGCCTTATTACCGCACGATGATGTTATAGATACGCTTTCGATGAGTCAATATGTCGTTAAGAATCGGGGGGGGCAATTTGTCAGGGAAAAAGAGAAGCCAAGTTTACTTGAACGCATTAAACGGAATCTTCCCCTGATAAAAGGAATGCCTCTATTGTCGGGAGTTTCTCCTGCGGAGATAACGGAGGAAATGGTGGATGTCTTGAGTAAAAGAGCCAGAAAACCCGCTATTGATAAAAACAATCGTCGCATAACGCGGGGTCGAAATATCATTGTAGGATAGAAATGTTTCTTTGGTTCCTTAAATGTTTGGTCGTTATCTTATTTGGGACTTATACCCTACATAGGATAATGACTATTATCAAAAGGCATATTTGAATTTTTAGTTGACAATAAACATTATTGTGATATAATACTAATATAAAAGGAAAGGTCTTTCTATGGACATATTAACCCTTTGGGCATTACTCTTAACGTCATTGCTGGGGATATTTTCATGTCTCCTTATAATGGCGTTGCTTAAAATCACCAATCGCCTTGCGGAAGTCAATAAGCAGCTTATGATTTTGGTGGCGGGGAAAGAAGCGAAACCAGAGGCATTACGGGCATTAATTGCATCTGCAAAACCTCCGCAAGGGAATTTAAGGGGGATTTCCACAGGAAAAACAGACGATAAAGGCCCAAAGAATATGAATTATACTATGGAAATCGGGGCTAACTAATGGGTTATAAATTCTCTTTACCAGAAGATACGTCTGCAAATAGACCGCAAGTCGAGCAAATCATTCAATATCTTGTCTCCACTGGCAAGAATAAAATGAATCCAATTTCCGTTAATTGGTGGATAAACCACTATTATATGAGAGGGATCAGAAATTTCTCAAACATAAATTATGGTAGTGGGACCTTGAATGCTTCTTATTTGGATGAATCGGGGATTCTTAAATTCAGGTATGAGGATATTGTAGCCAAGTATCAGGCTCAACTTGGAAGGTTGTTGGCGATAAATTTGGCTCCCGCCGTATCACGGAGAGGGGTCAGTCTTGACGGATTAAGGAAGGCGAGTACGGCCCAGGTGGTTTTGGATTCGGCGTTTCCACAGGAAAAGGTTTCTAAATTGGTTCTTAATGCTTTCCCACCTCTGCTCCATTATGGGACGATTGGGTTTGGGTTATGGGTAGAGGGAATTGATAGTATTGGGATTGAGGTTATTAATCCTTGGGAACTGATACCTATCCCCATAGATGTATCTACTCCATCGGATGTGCGGGGATTGATACGGGTTAGGTACGTCCCTACAGATTATGTAAAAGGACTCTCAATAACCCCGAGTAAAAATTCAAAAGTCTATAAAGGAATGGATGATTTGAAAGTGCCTTTCGGGGATTTACCCGCAGATGTGTCCTCCAAATTTCAGGGGACAGCATCTCTCACTCATACGGGGGGGGGTTTCTATATCCGAAGCGGCCAAAGTCAGGTTGAGACGCAGTGGAAAGGACGACATACTAAAAAAGATAAAACGCAGGTTGATGTTACCTTACTCGTCGAGGTTTGGACTGAAACATCTGATGGGTATTTGGCGGAGTACCTTATCCTTGCCGGTTCTTATGATAAATTGGCTCAGTTATATCGCCATGACCATTCCCAAAGCAAGTACCACATGCCCGTGAAAATCGCACGTGATATTGTTGTGGGGGGATTTTATGGTCGTTCCTTCGTTGATACCCTAATCCCATTAAATACCGAAGCGGAGTTTAGTCTTAGTAGCCTGTTTCAAGCTGTCACCGATTTCGATTTATATGGATTGTTGATGTGGCCTGCATCCCTTGGTACTCCCCCAGACGCCCATCGAGGACAAGATGGGGTCAAAAGGATAACGTATGAACCAGATTATACGTCTCCAGACTTAAAACCGTTTACGATTGAACCCGCAAAAATGACAAAGCCACAGGTAGATGCAGCTATGGTTGCAGGTAGTTTGATGGATAAACTTGCGAATCAACCGACTGAAATGTTGAAAGGCGGAGCACCTGGGCGTGTTGATTCGGCTTCCGGTTTGGGGTTCTTATATGAAACGAGTGCTATCCCTCTATCACCAACCGCTAAGAATGTAGCCGAAGCTATTTCAGGAGTTTATCGGGCTATGTTGGGGATTTGTAGAGATTTATGGCCTGCTGAAAAAGTCGTTAATATTAGTAATCTCGACGATTCTCTTGCTGGGATAGTTTTCGATATGGAAACTGGTGAAATCACTTTGGGTCGAAATGCGATTCCGTCCCCCGACGAAGTAAATATAAATGTTGCGTCTGAAATTCCTATTTCAAAAGAACAACAGAAAATGGAATTAAAAGAAGCCCTCAAGGATGGAATAATCACCCTTGATGAATACAGTTTCAAGGTGCGGGAGATGGGATTAACTTCCCCGGTTGGCAACGAAGTGGCTTATCAAAATTACCGGAGAGCAAAACTTGAAAATCTTGCCTTATTTGGAGACGGAGAAACCCCCGGGAAAGTTACAGTAAGTGAGCGAGATATGCACTTAATCCATAAAAGTGTCCTCGATGCTTTTATGGCAAGGCCAGAATTTTACGCCGCTACTCCAGTGGTAAGGGATAAATTTGTTGAACACTATGAGCAACATAATGTTGGGCTTGGAATAATGCCGGAAGGAATGCCTCCGATGGAAGAGGCAGCAGAACTTGAATTACAACCCCCACAGGGAATAATGCCTCCGCAATAAAACAATAATCTGAAAGGAAAAAAATGAAAGAGGTTTTTTGCTCCGAATGTAAATATCTGAAATCTACGGGATGTATATCAGACCCGGGTTATTTATATTGTGACCATCCTGAAAATTACAGATTTACCAAACAGACTTGGTATAGTAAATATTATAAAAGAATTTTGCGTCCAAGACGGAGAAATAAGGAAAATAACTGTAACTTATTTGAAACCAAATAATTTGAATAGAAAGGGATAAAATGCCAAAAGAGGAAAAGCAAGAAGAGCAAAAACAAGAAGAAAAGCAAGAGGAAAAGCAAGAGGAAAAAAAAGTCGAAACCTATACTATTAAGGTGGATAAGGAGGATGTTGCATTAACCCTTGAAGAGTTGAAGGAATTGGCCTCAAAAGCGTCTGGTGCAGATAAAAGATTCCAAGCTGCCGCTCAAGCCACAAAAGCCGCCGAACGGGGAATGAGGATAGAGACACTCGTAAAGTTGGTTTCCGAAGGGGATAATCCGTCAGAAACCGATGTTCGGGAATTGGCCGGTTTATTGGAAATTGACCCCAAAGAATTTATGCAGTACCTCCGGGAAGAAGAACCTCCGCAGAAACCGGACTTAAAAGCCACTACACCTGATTTTAATAAACAATTTCAGGAGGTGATGGGAGCCTCTCCTGCGGAGGTCAGAGCTGTTTTGGAGCATTCCCAGAATAGGCATGTCAACGATGCCAGGAAAGAAATTCGAGAAATATCGGACAAAGCGGTTGACAAAGATGAAATAATTGGTAAAATGATAGTAGGTGAAGATAGTGAGGAAGTAACCCTCGCTGTTAAAGATATGGTAGCTGAGGATGTTCTTCGGAAGATTCAAGATGGTAAACCGTTTGGGGCCGAGATGGTTGCTGCAAGCGTACAGAGGGTGCGGTCGCAGTTGACTAAACTTGGTATTCCAAAAAGACTCAACCAGCAACCCATCGTTTTGGGCCTGGGGCCGAGTGCAGGACTTTCATCCGAAATCCAAGCTGACGAACCAATCAAGCGAGTTCCTTCTAATGAGGATGCGAATGAGAAGAATCTTATCGCAAGGTATCTTCAGAAGGCGGTTCATGCTGCCCGAAAAATGCGGTAGGGAATTCGTGGATTGAAGCCCTCGACTAACTGCATATTAGTGTAAATGTGTTTAGTTAAGGGGTAATAAAATGGCACAGGCAATAGAAGCTCTGAATAATCTCGTCAAAGAAGAGCTTCCAATGATGATTTCCGAGGCTGGCCCGGAAATAGCTCCCGTGTTCGATAAAATTAAACGGACAGCGTTTGGAGTGAAAGGTCAGGAAGGTCTTGGACGTGGATATAAGGTGATACACCTTTACGAAACCGGAGTTGCCGGTTTGATGGAGTCGGGTGATCCTCTTGGCCCGACAATGGATACGATTACGGGAACGCAGACCCAGTTGTTAGACCAGAGATACGGTATATCTTCTCCTATTGATGGTCTGTCAATTTTTCCGAAGGCTTCGGAATCGCCACACATGGGCGATATTAAGAGGGAGCTTGTTCTGCATAAAGTAGTGGGGAATTTTAGTATTCCTGCTTCTTGGCAACAGGCTGATTTGTTGAACGCCGCCCAGATTAAGAAGGTGGCACGGGATATGAAGGCTGTGGCTAAACTGAAAGCCATATATGAGGCCTCCAGCTTTTTCTCCTATAATCCTCTAAATTCTGCGGGTTCGGGTGCGGTGAATCAGGTTCTGGGGAGAATATCTGTCATCGAAGAGGTTGGTTCTACCAATTACATCAAAATTACTATTGATGAATCTTATGGTCGAATCTCGAATTTCCGTCAGGGTATGCGGATTGATATTGTCGCCGATAGTGATGGAGTAATTCAGGAAGGTACGGATACAAATGGGACGGATGTACGTAACTATGAATATACGGCTGCTTCCTATTGCCAATGTATTATCACTAATGTTGATTACCTTGGCAAGGCATTCACATTTAAGGCCATTAACTCCGTGACCGGTGTACAGGCGACTTATCAGGCCACCTGCAATACAACGGGAGATTGGAACCAAAGCGGTTACGACGCTGCGGCGGGGGACTGGATAGTGATAGCTCATACGAGCCGTGTCAGCAATCGCCCCCAGTTTAGTTGGGGACTCAATAGCTGGATTAAGTCGTCCGGTACGATTTTGGGTGGGGCTTCGGCAGCTGCCGCTCTTGATTTGACGTACTATCCTCAATTCAAATCCCAAGTCAAGGCCGTGAATGGTCCTCTTACCGATGATGTAATCAATGGTTATATCGGTGGGTATCTGGATGCGTATCCCGGGGAAACTCTTGATACCATCATTACTACGCAGGGCGTTCAGTTGAAATGGCTCCAACAGCCGGGTCTGTATAATAACAGGCAAAATTATGAGCGTACTGGAAAAGCCTTGAGCTTCAAAGGCGGTTGGTCTCAGATATCCTACGAGTTCGGTGGACGAACCTATGAGTGGATTATGAGTCCGATGTGTTTGAGTAATAACCTGTATGCTATGAAGTTCGGTGGGGACAATATCCAGAGATATAGTCCTCCGAGATTGGGCGGAGTGGAAGCAAGTATGGGACAGGAAATCGAATTTCTTGCCCCACTTGGTGGACTTTCCGGCGTATTTATGATTGCCCACGCTTCTTCGGGTGCTCCACAGGAGTTACTTGAGGCTCCCTTCTGGTATTTCAACTTGATCTGTCCTACGGACCCGAGAGCCGTGAAGCTGACGGGACTCACAGAAGCCGTGATGCTATAAGCCCTCCGCAGGGTTTAATTGAAAAGTGAATATTCGGGGAAGTCGTCATTTTCTTCCTTTCTCAAGTCGGTGGGCTTCCCCGAATTTTTTTGAACCATTAATTTTTGTAGATTAGAAGTTTAGGAGTAAAAATAAAATGGCTGCAACAAATCCATTTAAGGTGTCCGACCTGATTAAGAAATACGGTTGGACTATAATGCCCTATCTCTCAAATCTTGGTGTCCGCAGTCTTGCGGAGGCTCAAGTTTTGTTTGTAGATAGTGGAAATACGGCGAATGGCCTCGATGCCGATGATGGCGAGCATGGTCATTCGTTTGAAAAACCGTTACTTACGGCGGATTATGCTACCGGTCTTTGTACGGCTGATGAAGGGGCTATCATTCTTTTTGCCCCTGGACACAACGAAAACCTTTCCGCCGCTATTAATTTCGATGTAGCTGGAGTCACATATATAGGTCTCGGTACAGGGACACTTCGGCCCAGATTTGATTTCGATGCTGCGGCTTCCTCTATCAATATTGGAGCAAGTAATGTAACCCTCGCAAACCTTACCTTTATGCCTGGGTACGCTGATGTTCTTATCGGTGTGGACATTGAGGCGGCGGTGACGAATGCCAAGATTGTGGATTGTGAGTATCTTGAAGGCGAAGCGAGTGGAGATGAGTTCCTT